TTACCATCCGGTCAACACGCGGGGGGTAGGGATGCCCCCCTAGGGGTCCGCGCGCCGCGCGTCCCCTGCGACCCCGTCTGCCGGAGTACACCCAGTCTACCACACACTCACCCGGCAGCGCAACCCCCTCTGCGCTGCGAGTCTGCGCACCCCAGCCGGCGTACCCCGCACCCTGCCTACCCGCTCCCCCGGCACGCACACGCCCCTGCGCACCCCGACACCCCGCCCTGCCCCCTGTGCCCTAGCCCCCTGCTGCTACCCACACCCCTGCGCACAGCACCCCCGTATATGCGGTACCCCCCGTGTGCAGAACTCGGGCTTGACACGTAACCGCGATGTGCGGTAGCGTCGCCTTTACACGGAACGCACCGACGAAAGGAACGTCATGTCCATCACCAAGCGCATCGCAGCCGGCTTCTTCCTCATCGCAGCTCCCGCGATCATCGCGACTCCGACGTGGATCGCTTCGGCTGATCCGATCACGTTCGATCAGTCGTCGTTCCCTTGTGAGGAGGATGAGGTGCTCGGGTTCAGCCCAGAGTTCGGCCCCGACAAGGTCGGCTGCATCCACATCGACAGCCTCCGCTGATCGACCCAGCTGATCGAGCCCCCGACCTACGGGTCGGGGGTTCTTTCGTGTCCGGGTTGGAATCGCCGGCGGATTCGACTTGACTCGTAACCACGGATGGTGCATACTAGGTACATGACCGCAGCACTCATCATCATCAGCTTCATCCCGGTGATGCTCGCGGTGATCGCCGGCTACGCTTTCGTCAGCCAGCCTTGATTCGGAACGAGGAGAATCCAATGCCGTACTTCACCATCAACGCCATCACCGTCGCAGAGTTCGGCGGCACCACCGTTCGTGAGCCCCGCACCCGCTACAACGACCGCGCCGAGGCGCTGTCCGCGGCGATCGATCTGGGCCAGGAGATTGCGGGTCCTGTGCGCGAGGACTACCGCCGTCCGACCGTCGCGGTGGTTCGCGACGAGGATCACGGTCTGGTGGTCCAGGTGGGCAACGCGGGCTCGGATGCCGAGTACACCGTGATCGTCCCGGTCGAGCATCAGCCTGCCGCGGTTGCGCAGCTCCCCGACGGTGCCGGCCTCGGCCACCTCCGCCGCCGTAAGGCCTCGGTGTGATGACGATGAGCGCGTGGAAGAGGACCGAGGACGGGTACCGGCACTCGACCGGGCGGTGGTACGCGGTCGAGACAGGCGAGGATGCCTACGACTTGTTCACCGGGCCGGTGGACAACCCGCTCGGATGGCGGTTCGTGCTCGACGGGGATCTCGCCGCGGTGCGTGAGCATGTCGATTCCCGGGGCTGAGAGCCGCGCTGGCGGACGATCACGCACGGGCTGATGGATCGGGCCCGCGGCTTGACTTCTGGACGTCAGAGTCGCTGGAGATCCGCGGAGAAAGTCTTCGACGAACCACTTGACTCGTAACGCGGTTACGAGTAAAGTCAGTCGCATGAACATGATGCTGAACACCCGCTACACCAAGATCGACCGCCACTTCGGCCGGTGCACAGTCAAGGGCTGCGCGACCCGCAAGGTCATCGACGGCAAGCCGTATGTCGGCGAGGGTACCAGCGCGGTGCCGATCTTCTACGGCGGCTTCAACGGCCCCCAGCTGATCGCCGCGGGTCTGTTCTGCACCGAGCACAACAAGCACCTCACCTGGACCCAGCTGCAGGCCCGGACCAACCCGGAGAAGACCTGCAACGGCGTCTGCATGGGCGCGGTCGGCGGGTCCTGCGACTGCGCGTGCGGCGGGGAGAACCACGGCAAGAACCACATCGGCTGAAGGAAGGACCCATCGACATATAACGACTGATTGAGGAGACGCTGATGCGCACCATCCACACCACCCCCGCCGAGTTCCGACGCGAGGAACGCGAGGCCGCCAACTCCGAGTGCATCCACGGGGTCCGGGTCTCGGACTGCGCTGAGTGCGTCCGGTACCGCGGCGAGTGCGATATGGGCGGGTGCCGGCGGAAGTCGGTAACGGTCGCCAAGAACGGGTCGGAACGTCGCCCTGTGTGCCGCCGGTGCATCCCGTTCGCGAAGTCTCTCGGAATGGTGATCTGATCCGCATCTGAAACTCGGCAGAAATTCTTCGACAAACCCCTTGACTCGTAACCGGCGATGCGCTTATGATTGAGTCATCCCGATCGGGGAGGTCCCCCGAAGCCCGAGAGCCGGGTAATCCCCGGCACCCGCCGAGTCCGAGGTAAGCCCTCGGTTACCGAGTTCACAGTCCCCCGGAAGGGCCGGCGGACAGAAAGGAGTCCCGAAATGAACAGCACCGTGAAGCAGGCCATCGCCCTCGGTCGCGAGGCCGGCGTCCAGGTCCAGCCCTGGGGCGGCGATGAGGTCCGCCTCAACGGCGGGATGATCATGTCCGCCTCGGACGCGATCGACTGGGGCATCCGGCGGGCAGCCGTCCGGTAACCCCCGGCTCTGAGCCCTCGGCCTTCGGGTCGGGGGCTTTTCTCATGCGCGGGTAGTACCCGACCGGGATGCCGATTCCCGGGGGCTGTGCGTCCCGCTGAGCGACGTTCTCCCGCCTCGGCATGGGCTGACACCGTGCCTTGACTCGGAACCGTCAGACGAGCCGTGAGTCGTTCGGAAAAGTCTCGCCCGAATCCCTTGACTCGTAACCGATCGGTGCCGCATACTTGATTCATGCCGGAAGGGCCGGCAAGGAAGGGGTTCCGAAATGACCGCCACCGCATCCGCCGCCTGCATCACCGACCTGATGGCCGATATGGCCGACGCCGGGTGGACCCAGTCGGACACCCGCGTCCGCGGCGAGCAGGCGGTCGTCGAGTGGACCCGCGGCACCCGCCGACTCTGGGCTCTGGTGGACGTCCTCACCAACGACGTCATCGGCGGCAACGCCCTCCGCGGCTACCGGCTGGAGACAGCGAGCGAGTACCTGGCACGTACCGCCCACCTGGTCCACCCGGACCCGAAGCATGGGACCGACTGGCAGGGTCGCTGACCCGGCCTCCTCCCAGCCCCCGGCAACCCCGGGGGCTTTCTCTTGGACACAGAAACGGAGACCACATGACCGAGAGGCCCCTGATGCTTGATCTGTTCTGCGGTGCCGGCGGTGCTGGTCGTGGGTACCAGGACGCCGGGTTCTACGTCGTGGGCGTGGACATCAACCCGCAGCCCCGATACGCCGGCGACGAGTTCCACCAGGACGACGCGCTCGAGTTCTTGGACCTGCACGGCGATGAGTTCGATGTGATCCACGCGTCGCCTCCGTGCCAGTCGCAGACCGCGTTGACGAAAGGGACGAACAAGCGGACGCACGGGGACGCGTACCCGAACCTGATCCCGCAGACGCGGCGGATGCTGGCGCGGTTCGACGTCCCGACCGTGATCGAGAACGTGCAGGGGTCAGAGGTTCGTCGTGACCTCGTGCTGTGCGGCGAGATGTTCGGTCTCGGCGTGATCCGCCACCGGTACTTCGAACTGGACACGCTGATCCCGCAGCCCGCGCACGTACCTCACCGCGGCCGGGTGGCCGGGTATCGCCACGGGAAGTGGTACGACGGGCCTTACTTCGCGGTGTACGGCGACGGAGGCGGCAAGGGCACGGTGGCCCAGTGGCAGCAGGCTATGGGCATGGACTGGACCGATGTCCGGAAAGAGATCGCGGAGGCTATTCCGCCGGCGTACACCCGGTTCATCGGGGAGCACCTGATGGATCATCTGCGCCGGCAAAATGCCGCGTGAAATTCTTTTGGATACCCACTTGACACGTAACCAAACCTCGGGTTAGAGTGGTCTCAACAACAAAACAAAGGCCAGCAAGATTCAGGCGAGCCCAGACGCGCGTTGACCCTGATGCAAATCCCGTGTAATGCGGAGCCTCGGCCCACAACATAACTTTGAAGTCCAGCTCTGAGCCGTTGCACGTGGCTACGACGAGCTGGCACGAGCAGGCAGGTTCGCTCAGCCGATATCACCGCGCTGACCGTGTTCGATTCACGGCTGCTCACGCTGACTTGATTCGTAACCAGAAGGGGGATGACATGACCATCCACATCGCATCGCGCGGACCCGCTGGCTGGACAGCCCGGGTGCTGTTCACCGCGGGCACCGTGCTCACAGTCCAAGACGACCGCGGTCGGCGGCACCTGATCGACACGTCCAAAACCGCCGTCCGCGTTCTCACCGCGGCTTGACACGTAACGGAAGGAGAGGGATCGATGATCCGACAAATGCTGGTCTGCCCCACCTGCGACGGGAGTGGGGCAGGGTCCGCGCCGATCAAAGGATTCACCTGCAACGCAGGGCAGTGCAGCGACTGCCGTATGAGCGGTGAGGTGTCCGTTGAACGATGGGAGCGTCTAACGGGTCAGAAGTACCCCGATGCGCACCGTTACGATCCAGGTGCGCGATGACCGCCCACGGGACACGCTCGCGACAGGAGCTGATTCTGGCCGAGTTGGCGCGGGCCAACGAGACGATCCGTCGGCACGACGCGATCGTGACCGTCGATGACGACGGCGAGAGCTTCTCGTACGTCGACCCGAGCAAGCTACCCGAGGACTTCCTCGAATACTACGCGGGGCTCAGGACAACTGCCTACGCATTCGGGGTGCCTCTATGACCATCACACACGCGTGGTTCGACACGCTATCGACCCCGGAGCTTCAGCGCATGGTCACTTCGGTGAACCGTGACGCGGCCGCTGCCGCTGCTACCGAGCTCGCGCTGCGAGGAGAGACCCGATGACCCTGAGCGATGCAATAGCCCTGATCAACGACGAGCGCGTGAAGTGGCTCCTCTTCTGCGAAGAGGCCGCAGCCCGCGGCGACGAGAAGGGCTGCCTAGTCGGAGGGGCTCGGGCCTGCGGCCTGGGAGATGCGCTGGTAATCCTGGCGAAAGTGGGTTCCTGATGAACGAGGCAGAACTCAAAGCGTTCAACCAGATCATCGCGGCGTCGTACTCGCCGGCCGAGCTTCGCAAGCTGTACCGACGGAGCAGCCCGGGCCTACCGCTGAGCATCGAGCTGGCGTTGTCGGTCGGCGCGATCGTCGCTGGGGCTGCGCTGATGTTCCTGATCACGAAAGCGGTGGGGCTGTGAGCGGGGAGTGGTTCGAGACCGAGTACGGGGCCATGCACCACTCGGACAATTGGCAGCTGGTCGCGAAGACCAACGGGTCGTACGACTTGTACCAGTTCGAACGGGGTGACAACCCGTTCTGGTTCAAGATCCTGAACACCGATCTGGAGACAGCGAAGGTGTACGTCGAGTTCGTGGAGCGAGAGGACGTGGACGCGTGACCACTCCAGACCAGGTTTCGCCTCCCCGGGAGGATGGCGCAACGCCTCCCGGGGAGCTGCGGCTCACCGATCGTTGCGACGCGTGCTCTGCCGCGGCTATGGAGCGCTGGGAGAACGGTCAGTTCGAGCTGCTGTTCTGCAAGCACCACGCCACCGTCCACGCTGACGGGTTGTTCACCTCGTCGTGGGTACGTACTGAGTCGTGGGCGTTCGTCCGAGAGAACCTAGCGGGAACCGTCGGGTTGAAGAGAGTGAGGCAGGCGTGACTAAGCGCCTGGCCTTCGTCGTCTGGTTCATCGTCGGCGCTGTGATGCTCGCAGCGGTCCTGGTAGCCCCGTCAGCGCGTGCTGACGGGTTCTCCGGGTGCGAGCATCGGTCGGTGTCTCACCAGCTGGAGCACGGCGGTCTGAGGGCTGATTCTGACTGGCACGTGGCCCACGGGGGCCTGCCGACGTGCGATCCGGAGAAGAAATCCGAGAGCAAACACGACTCAGCCGGCCCGGGCAAAGACCGCGGGAAAGACAAGAAGAGTCGCTACTGCCGGAAACGGTGGTACTGCTGACCAGCAGCTTCGCTGCGGATCGAGTCGTGGCCTGGTAGCTGTAACACCGGTATCGGTTGTGACGATGCCGGTTCAGCTACGAACTTAGTGACGTTTGACACTTGCGTGGAACTAGATCAAGTGGTCTACTTTCTCCCACGGGGGAAGAGTCCCAGATCTGGGACACCAGAAAACTAAGTCGCATTGTCAAGTATCGAGGGGGTTGTGCCTTGCGTTGTAACAAGATGCAGGATACGTTGGTCTGTAATACAAGGAGGACCGATGAGAACCACCAGAGAACAGCTCCCCCGTCTCTCACTAGAAGTGATTGAGGCTCTGAAAGCTACGGGGGAGACTGAGGCGGATATCGCCCGGATGTACGGTGTGACACCACAGGCCGTTTCATGGCACGTTCACACGTACGGAGGTAAATTGACCGCCCGTCAGGTTATCCGCCGCGAATACCCGTTCAAGGTGCCCGAGCCTCTTTCTCAGTGCGCGCCGCATAAACGACTGAGGGATCACGGCGAATACATCGCCACACGCGGCAACGGCATGAAAGAATACAAGCTGAAGCGTCTCCGTTCGTTTTACCGGATGCTTCGTGAGAACAATTGGGTTGTCGAGTTTGATCCGAACATCCCGCCTATACCCGGCGTCAGCAAACGCGGGGGTTGGGCATACAGGGAGCGCCAGGAATCCGACGAAGACCTACTCATCAGAGTCAACGAATACACAACTCTGTCCGAGATCGGACGTCATCACATCTGGCGTTTCCCGAGCGTGGAGCCCTGATAACCACCCGCCCCTTTTCTTAAGAAGAATGGTTTGCACCGCATGTTCGAGATCACTTCCCGAGTTATCGGTAAGACAATCGTCCCTACTCTGAACGTGGTTAAAGACGCGTATATCCGCGCTAATACACTCGATCTGGTCCCCGGTATTCGCGGCCTCCACGTTTACCGTTCTACGTGGCTAACCGACGACAGCTACCTTTACCGGGAAGTGAAAGAATTTATCGACAGGTATTGCGAGCCCGACGCAGTCGAGCGCGAAGAGCGTCACGGCGACAAATACATCATGGGCGAAATCGGGGAATTTCTGAGCTATATTCTCCGTCGCGAATATCAGCCCGCGGACTTCAACCCGTGCCCGTTGCTCGTGGAGCTGGGCCTGGCCAAAAAGCGCCGCTGCAACGCGGCCCGCAAACCTAAAGAGGAGGCAGCATCATGAGCAACATCTGGGATCAGCCGGCGTACCAACCCGGCTACTACCCGCAAGCCGACGCGGCCGCTCGTGCGGCCAAGCGGAAAGGCCGTATCGAGGGCTGGCTGGCTCTGGGAGCCATCGTGGCGCTGATCGTGCTGATGTCGATCAGCCCCAGCCACGCTCTGCTAGTGGTGCTCGGCGCGGCGTACTTCGTCCCGACGATCGTCGCGTACTACCGGAAAGCCTCGCTGAAGCAGCCTGTCGCTGTGATCAACGTGTTCCTGGGATGGACGTTCATCGGCTGGGTTGTGGCGCTCGCTATGGCGGTCAAGGACTCTCGTGGCTGACACTGACAACTTGACTCGTAACTACACGTACGAGAAGAAGCCCCGGTCGGTCTCGCAGCTGTCGCAGTTCGAAAAATGCCCGTTCAGCTGGAAATTGGCCAGGCATGAGCGCGTGTGGAAACGCCCAGCGGCCTGGCTACAGCAGGGTACCGGGGTCCACGCGGTGGCTGAGAAATACATGCTATCGAAGCTCGCCGGCTCACCGCTGACGCGCGAAGAGTGCTATGAGATCTTCAAGGCCGAGTACGCCGACGGGATCAACGAAGCTACCGAAGAGACCCCGAACCTGGGGTGGTGGTTCGCCTCCGGGCCGTACCGCGGCGCGGACGACATCGAGCGTCGCTGGGGTATAGGGCTCCAGCAGGTGGACAAGACCCTGGACTGGATCGACAACCACCCGAGCCTAGAGGTGTGGCACACACCGGACGGTACCCCGGGGATAGAGCTCGCGATCGAGTTCGAGCTCGATGGGATAGAGATCCGGGGCTACATCGACGCGGTGCTGGTGCTCGATGGTGAGGTGCTGGTGGTCGACTGGAAGACCGGACTCAAGCCCGGAGATGACTTTCAGCTCGCGGTGTACGCGCTGGCGTTGAAACAGCTGTACGGCGTCGAGATCACGCGCGGCGTGTACTTCATGGCGAAGACCGGCAAGCCGACGTATCCGTACGACCTGACGGACTGGACGCGGGAGAAGGTCTCGGCCCGGTTCCACGAGATGGAACGGAAGCTGGAAGCCGGGGACTTCGCGCCTAAGCCAGGCGCTAGCTGCGCGAGGTGCGACGTGGCGTTGAGCTGTGAATACTCTATGGCCTGAAACTTGATTCGTAACGAGAGGTAACGATGAGCAATCCATCACTAGCGACCGAGGAGCAGCTGACCGAGCTGTTCGGGGTCGATACAGACACAGTCCGACGATGGCGCAAGCAGGGGCTCGCCGCGGTCGGGGACTACTCGCCGAAGTGGGGTAAGCCGACGCCGTTGTTCAGCGTCGCATCCGCTGCTCGGTATCACAGGAAGGGCTGAGCCTTGGTCGAACGATGGACCCTCGATGATCCGGCGCTGAAAGCGACCGTGACCAAACGGCCAGGCCCGGGGAACCTGTTGGACGTCGAGCTGGAAGACAAGCGAGCGGTTCACGAGCTCGGCGGGGTGCTGCGCGCTGCCCGCCGGGGTCTTCTCGGTCCTCCGCTGGTGAAGTTCCTAGGTACGACCGAGTCGGCGCTGATCAAAGCTACCGACAAAGTCTGGGCTGAAGAAGTCAAGGCCAAAGAGGAAGGCCGCACGATCTACAACGGGTTCATAGCGAGAGGTACGAAGTGAACAGGATTGCTATGGCCGCGCTCGGAGGGTTGTCCCTAGCCGGCGCGCTGGTGTTCGGGGCAGCCGCCGGGATCGCCCGGGTTATCGCTGTACAAGACACGACGGAGGAAGAGGTGATCGAGTGAAGGATCTGACCGCGGTTCAGTACATCACAGTTCTACGGGTACTGGAGGAGCACCAGCCTGCCGAGTACTCCTGGGGAGTCGAAGGCTGTACGTGCGACGCCAGCGTTGAGTTCGGGCAGCAAGCTGAGCATCAGATGCGGGAGATCGTCAAAGTACTCAGGGAGGGCTGATGCTGTCGATCATGCAGTCGATCGAGCAGAAAGGGAACGCGGGCGACCCTCTGCCTGTACCGTTCCGGTCGCTGACCAAGCAGGGCATCAACTTCCTGCGAGGCCAGCTGGCGCTGATCGCGGCAGCACCCGGAGGGGCTAAGTCAGCGTTCACGCTTGCTCTAGCGCTCAAAGGACGTATCCCGACGTACTACCTCTCGGCTGACTCGGACGCGTTCACGCAGTCGACTCGCATCCTCTCGATGGAGCTCGGGATGCCGCTGGCTGAGTCTGCTCGGGCGGTACGCGAAGGTCAGTTGCCTCCGCAGGTGCTGACGTGGAACGCGGCCCCGGGGAACCCGCACGGTATCCCTATCCGGCTGAACTACTCGGCGCAGCCGACGCTCAAGGTCATCGAGACCTCGCTGGCCGCGTACGAGGAGACGTTCGGGAACTACCCGCAGCTGATCGTGATCGACAACATCACAAACGTCATCACCGGGGTAGCCGCTAACGACGAGGACCCGTTCGGTGGTCTGGAGGTCCTGATGGACTGGCTGCACGAGAAAGCCCGGGAGACCGGCGCGTGCATCATCGGTCTGCACCACGTCACCGCTGACAACAACTCCGGTGACAAGCCGATCCCGCTGTCGGGGATCAAGGGCCAGATTGGTCGCGTACCCGAGCTTGTAGCCACCTTGCACCGAGTCCCGTCGACGTTCGGCGGGGACACGCTGAGGGTGTCGGTGGTCAAAAATAGGTCAGGAAGAGCTGACCCTTCGGGCCGGCTGTACGCCGAGCTGAAATTCGACGGCTCGAAGATGGAGATTAAGGATTTTTGATGCCCGATAACTTGACTCGTAACGAGAAACAGGACGTCACCGTCTACACGACTGGTCCTAGCTGTCATAAGTGCACGCTCACCAAGAACGCGTTGACCCGCGGCGGTGTGGAGTTCCGGGAGGTCCGCGTGGACCAGGACCCCGAGGCTCTGAAGCTGGTGAAGCAGAAAGGCTACGAGACCGCTCCGGTGGTTCACGTCGCCAGCACCGGCGCGTGGTGGGACGACTTCCGGGCCGACAAGATCCGGGAGCTGATCAAGGCGGCTAAGGCGTGAGCATCGAGCAGCTGATCGCGTACTCGATCATCGCGTGGGGCGCAGGTCTGTGGCTGGTCGGGTGGCTGGATCGGTCCGACGACGAGTCGGAGGAACGCCCTGGTGGCGGCGGCTAAGCCTAAGCCCCGGCGCTGCGTCGACTGCGCAGCGGCCGGGATCACAACCCGCCGAGCCGCCCCTCACCCCGGTCCTCGATGCGCTACTCACCATCGCGAAAAGCGAACCGTCCGAAAGGACACGGCGTGGGAGAAGCGTCTTCTGGAGCTCTACGACATCACCGCCGATGAGTACTGGCAGATATACGAGGCTCAAGGTGGCAGGTGCTACATCTGCCGCAAAGGCCGAGGCCTGCGGAAGAAGCTGGCCGTCGACCACGACCACCGAACAGGGCACGTTCGCGGGCTGCTGGATACGCCCTGTAACCGCAACGTACTCGGTCACCTCGGTGACGACCCCGAAGCTCTCCAGCGAGGGATCGACTACCTGGAGAACCCGCCCGCGTTCGCGGTGATCGGGAAACGGGTCGCTCCTATCGAGGTCCCGAACTTGAATCGTAACCAAGGAAGGAAGAAACGATGAAACCGACTGCACGACCGAACCTGCTCCGTCAGCAGCTGCTGGGGGCTCTGCTGGACCCGCGTAAGTACGCGCTGGCCCGGAACGTCTCGGAGCACTCCGTGGACCGCACAGCTCGGAGGTGGGGCCGTTGATCACGACGGTCGTTTGTCTAGCGATTCTGATCCTTCTCTACGTAGCCCTGGTGGTGCTCTGATGAGCCAGGGCTGGATGAAGATCGAGGCGTTCGTCAAGGTCGATCCGACCACCGACGCCGAGGACGTCTACGAGTTCCTAGACGACGCGCTCAAGCAGCAGTTCCCGTACCACGAGGGTATCAGCGTGTACGAGGTCGTCCGGTGGAACCTTCACAAACGCTGATCGCGAAGGTCATCGAGCGGCTGGCACCTGACTGGGTACCGCCCGAGGACACGGGCCGGGTGTGGATTCCCTGCCTCTGCTGGCACCACGAGGAGTCGCGGCCGTCTGCCGCGGTGTCGTACCAGCTGAACGCTTTCAACTGCCTCGCTTGTTCGGCGCGGGGCAACGCGATCACGTTGCTGATGACTTACGAGGAGGTGAACTATCAAACAGCAGTCGAAAGAGCACAAGAGCTATCTCCTTCAGGCGTCGCAGCGTTATCACAAAGCACTGGCTGGGTCCGCGGCCGAGGAGTATCTGGCAACCCGCGGGCTGACCGCGCCGGCTATCGCAGAGGCGGTGACGCAGTTTCGCCTCGGGTACGTGGAGGAGCCTCTACCGGGTCACGAGATGTACAAAGGGATGCTCGCTATCCCTTACCTGCGATGGGCTCCGGACGAGCGGTGGCAGGTGGTCTCGCTGAGGTTTCGTCGCCTAGACGCCGCCGAGGGTAAACCGAAGTACCTGACCGTCCCGGGCGACACCGGGCGGCTGTACAACACGCTGGCGTTGCTGCAACCGGCTCAGCGTATCGGGATCGCGGAGGGCGAGATCGATGCGTTGACAGCGTCTGTCGCGGGGTTCCCCACGGTCGGGGTTCCCGGTGCGCAGGCGTGGAAAGAGCACTTCCGCGAACCGTTCCTCGGGTACCGGGAGGCGTTGATACTCGCGGACGGTGACGATGCGGGGATGCAGTTCGCCGAGACGGTGGCGGGTGTTCTGCCCAACGCCAAGATCATCCCGATGCCCGACGGCTCGGATGTCAACGACCTGGTGCTCAGCCAGGGAGTACAAGCACTGAAAGACAAGGTAGGGATATGACAGAAAGCATCCTGGAAGAGGCGCAACGCCTGATCCACGGACCTCGCAACAAGAACTACGGGCACCCCCGGGAGAACTTCGCTGACATCTCCGCGTTGTTCTCCGCGTACCTGGAGCGCCCGATCACTGACCTGGACGTCGCGAACCTGATGATTCTGGTCAAGGTGGCCCGGGTGAAGGGTACGGGGTACCACCGGGACTCTTACACCGACATCGCGGGGTACGCCGGCTGCGCCGAGCGGATCTACGAGGAGCCGGTAGAGGAGGACGGCCAGCTCGCCCTGTTCGACCTTCCGCTGCCCGACGACTTGATTCGTAACGAGGACGAGGACTCGCTGTCGTGGGTGGATGCGCTCAACGACATCACTTACTCGGACGAAGACGAGGACACTCCCGTGGATCTGGACGAGCCGCGGGTGTGGCATCGCTGGGCAGACGTCCCGCTCAACACCAGGGTGGAGGACCGCATCGGGCGTGTATGGGTCAGGTGGGGTGGCCCGTCGCTGTCCCACCGTGATCACGAGGGCCCCTTCACGGAGGTCGTCGAGTGAGCGACTACCACGAGATCTACCGAGAGGTCGAAACCTCTCAGAGCGGCATGTCTCTGCACATCGACCTCGACACCGTCACCTACACATCTGTCACCAGCGCGATCAACGCGCTGGACGACGTCTACCGATCAGTACGCGCGGAGCTAACCCTCCTCGCAGAGAAGGGAACCAAATGACTCAGCGTATCGTCTTTCTACCCGATACTCAGTTGCCTTTCGAGGCGCGTAAAGAGATGCAAGCGGTCATCCGCTTCATCGGGGATGTCCAGCCGTACGGCGTGGTACATATCGGTGACGTCCTAGACCTGCCGCAGCCCTCGCGCTGGAATCGGGGAACCAAGGGAGAGTTCGAGGGTTCGGTGTACCGCGACGCGGACTACGCCAAGAAGAACCTGATGGAGCCACTGCGCAAGGTCTACGACGGCTGGATCGGGATGCACGAGGGCAACCACGATCTGCGAGCCCGCGAGTACCTGGCCAAGAACGCGCCGGCCCTGGAGGGTACGCACGCTTTCGACATCGACGTGCTGCTCGACTTCGACGGGTTCGGTGTGGAGCTGCTGCCTGACTTCTACGACATCGCTCCGGGCTGGATCTCCACTCACGGGCACATGGGCAAGATGACGCTATCCCAGATCGCCGGATCGACAGCGCTCAACGGTGCTAAGAAGTTCGGCAAGTCCGTGGTCTGCGGCCACACGCACCGGCAGGCTGTCGTCTCGCACTCGTTCGGGTACGGCGGCTCGGTGCGCAAGACCGTCACCGGCATGGAAGTCGGGCACCTGATGGACATGAAGAAGGCCAACTATCTAAAGGGCGGAGCTGGGAACTGGCAGATGGGCTTCGGGATGCTCACGGTCGACGGCAAGCATGTCAAGGCTGAGATCGTCCCGATCCTGGGAGGCAAGTTCACCGTTGACGGCCAGGTCTGGGAAGTCTGACGCCGTGGCCTTGACACGTAACGGGAACGTTCTGCCGTACCTGCACTTCGAAGCCCGGTCCCGGGAGATCCCCCGGGTCGAGCTGATCGAGGTTCTGGTCGAGGAGACCTACGCCAAGCGCAGTCTGGAGCCGGTGAATGGATGACCTTCTGACCAACAAACTGATCAAGAAGGCCGCCAAGTCCGTCGGGAACTCCTGGCTACTCACGTCAGACCAGGTCGAAGACCTGATCCAGGACTTGTGGGTGGAGCTTCTGGAGAGGCCGTCTCGTAAGCGAGCGATCTCGGGAGTAACCGAGGACGAGGCTGCCGCATACCTGCGGGGGCACGCAAACCAGATCCTCAGCGTCAAGTTGCGGGAGGAGTACCTAGCCCGAGGGGATTGGGACTACTCGGCAGAGACGATCAAAGACGCGCTCAAAGGGCGGGGCGACAACCCGTTCCTGATGGAGGTGATCCCTAAAGCGATCGACCACCTATCAGACCGGCACCCTCCGTACGCGGAGTCCCTGAAGACCCGGTACCTCGACGGGGTCATCGTCCGGGATCAGGCAGCGAAGGACCGCCTGAAGAACGCCCATAAGGCGCTGGCCGAGGAGATTCACGCGGTGATCGTCGAGATGGGCGACCACGACGGCCCAGGCTCACGGTCCAAGGTGTTCCCGGACTCGATCCGGTCGCACAACGGCCCGAGTGACCCTGTCGGGGAGCTGGCTACTCGTCTCGCTGACGACGGGTGGAAGTCAGCCGGCGAGGACGGTCTGACGTACCGGGAGCTGGTCGACCTGGCTACCGCCGAGCAGGTGACCTCCAGTGCTCCGAAGCATCACCGGGCGTGCCCGGTGTGCCACCACATAGTGCCGATCAGCTCGGGGCGGTTCAGGGATCACCTGATCCCGTCCTGCGCAGGGTCAGGGGCTGCCGCGTGAACATCTTCGACGGCCAGTTCAGCGGTATGTCCGGCGTCGACATGTACCGAGCGTGGGTGACGCCTGAGCTCTACCCCAACCAGAAACCCGCCCTCCTGGCTAATTGGCCAGACGAGGACAAAGAGATGTTCGTGGGTGCCGAATGGACCCGCGGCTACAACCGGAAGGAAACCGAATGACTGTCACCACCGATCCCTGGGCCTCGAACGACAACGGCCCCGAGCAGCCTGTCGCCACCACCGCTCCTGCGACCACCGTGGTCAACAACAGCAGCAACGTGGCTCCCGGCGAGGGCAAGATCGTCACCACCCTGAAGGGTGGCCGGGACTTCGACGCGCCGTGGATCGTGATCCACGCTTCGTCGGTCGAAGAGTCCGACGCTCTGTTGGACGCGAAGTTCAAGGACTACATGGACAAGGTGAAGAAGGTCGCCGCGGCGTTCGCGGGCGGATCGACTGCACCGGCTCCCGCGCAGTCCTCGGGCGGCGGGTACCAGCGTCAGGCTCCGCAGGGTGCGCAGGAAGCCCCGGAGTGGGCTCCGCCGAAGCCGTACGACGACTTCGTCTACAAGACCGGTGTGTCGAAGAAGACCGGCAAGGTCTGGCACGCGTGGATGCCTCCGACCAAGGATGACGGTCGCGACGCCAAGTTTTTCTACGCAAATTAACTTGACTCGTAACCACCTAGGAGGGTGTAATTGAGCGAGGAAATCAAGGTTCCGAAGTTCATGGTCATGCTCCAGAACGGGTTGTTCTGGACGTTCCCGGACGACTGCGAGTACCGCATCAGCGGTGACGAGCTGGCAGTCGACTTCGGGGAAGGGGAGTACCGGGTCTTCCCGATCAAGAACAACATCGCCTACTACGGCCGGGTGATGGTCAAGGAAGAAACCCCGGAGGGTCAGATCCGCCGGGAGCTGGGGCTCTAACGTCTCCAGCTTGATTCGTAACGAAGGGAGGGGCGGGTGAAGCAACACCGCTACCAGATCAAGGACGAGACAGTTCTGGTCAACGTCGTAGAGCACGAGGATGATCTCGACGGGTTCGAGAGCTTCATCCGCTCCAACCTCCGGATTCTCGGTCTAGATACCGAGACCACGGATCTGGGGATCTACAAGCCGGACTTCGGTATCCGGCTGATCCAGTTCGGTAACCCGTGGGAGTCGTGGGTCCTGCCGGTGGAGCGGGGCGGTGTGTTCGTAGGAGCCGCCGTCACCGCTCTCCAGAAGGTCCAGCGGTTCGTCATCCACAACGCCGCGTTCGACCTCCAGGTGATCGAGCGGACGCTCGGTGTGCCGATGGAGCAGATGTGGCCGAAGGTCGAGGACACCAAGATCTACTCGCACCTGGTAGACCCTCGGGCCTACAAAGAAGGTGGGACCGGGCACAAGCTGGAAGAGCTGACGAAGTTCTACATCGACCCGGTGACCGCCGAAGAGGTCAAAGCCTCGATGGCTCACCTGGCCAAGAAGCACAAGACCACCAAAGACAAGATCTGGGCTCTGGTCGACCTGGACGACCCGGACTATGAGCTGTACGCCGGCATGGACACGATCCTGGTGTCGAGGCTGCTGGGCAAGGTAGCCCCGCTGGTGCCGGAGTCGTCGCACAAACTGATCCCGTACGAGCACAAGCTCGCTGAGGTGATGTCGTACGTCGAACGCACCGGGTTCCTGCTGGACGTCGACTACTCGGAGAAGTTGTCAGCGGACATGCTGCGGAAGTCCGAGCACTACACCGCGGTGGCTCGGTACGCGTACGGGGTCGACTCGGTGAACTCCACCGAGAAGCTGGCTGACGGTCTGGAGCGCACGGGCGTGAAGATCAAAGGCCGCACGGCCACAGGCAAGCGCCAGGTGAACGCCGAGCTGCTGGAAGCTCTGGCTGAGGAGGGCAACGCGCTGGCGAAGGCTGCGATCGAGGCGAAGAAGTGGGGTTCCTGGGAGAAGACCTGGGTCCGCAACTTCATCGAGCGCAGGGACGCCAACGACCGCGTCCACCCGGGGATCAACCCGCTGCAAGCGCGTACAGGACGCATGAGTACGTCTAACCCGTCGGCTCAGAATCTGCCGTCGGGAGATTGGATGGTCCGCCGCTGCTTCCTGGCGGACCCGGGGCAGATCATCGCGTCGGTGGACTACCGCGCTCAGGAGCTCCGTGTTCTGGCCGCGTTGTCCGGCGATCAAACGATGCTCCGGGCTTTTGAGGAGGAGTCCGACCTGCATCAGGTGACCGCGGATGCTGCAGGCGTGAATCGGAAAATCGGCAAGATGGCCAATTTTCTTGTGTGCTACGGGGGAGGGGCGGGCAAGCTCGCCACCAACGCAGGTATCACCTTCCCCGAGGCCAAGAAGGTCCTGGAGGTCTTCGCGACCACCTACCCGGGCGTCGACACGCTCAACAAGCGGATGCAGCAGGAGGCCGGCTCGGCGGGCTTCATCACGACGCCCACGGGGCGTCGCCTGCCGGTCGACCCAGACCGCGCCTACTCAGCGCTCAACTATCTGATCCAGAGCTCGTCACGTGACGTTACTGGCGCGGCTGTACTGCGCCTGCACGAGGCGGGCTTCACCCCGAACATGCGGCTCGTCGTCCATGACGAGGTGCTGCTGTCCCTCCCGGAGGCCGACGCCGAGGCGGCAGTCAAGGAGGTGGGTCAGATCATGGAGCAGCGCATCGGCCCAGTGCTGGTGAATACCGATCCCGAGGTCACAGGTAAGTCCTGGGGCAGTGGATACATGGATGAAGAGACGATGGCTCGTCACGACGCCGAGCTTCGTTCTCGCGGCTTCTAACTTGATACGTAACCGGGAGGAATAAGTGACCAGCTTCGCATTCGTGGAGTGCGATCCGAGATACATGATCGACTCGGACGGGAACGTCTACGGCCCGAAGGCCGGGGTTCTCAAACCCTTCAAGGGCGTGAAGGGCAAGTACCTGCAGGTGGCTACCGGAGGGCGGAAGCACCTGCTCCATCGGCTACTGGCCGAGACGTTCATCCCGAACCCCGAGGGCAAGCGCTACGTCGCGCACAACGACGGCAACGGGCTGAACGACAGCCTCGACAACCTCCGATGGGCCACCCAGTCGGAGAACATGGCGGACACCAAGATTCACGGGACCGCTCCTACGGGCACCCGGCATTGGAACGCTTGCTTCACCCAGGCCGACGTCATGCACATCCGCGCGCACAAAGGCGCGTACCGAGGCGTTCAGCGGGACCTGGCGCACATGTATGGGGTGGTGGAGTCCGTAATCCACAACGTCATGCACGGCGTCACCTACCCGTCGGCTTGACACGTAACGAGGAAGGAACAACATGGAATTTCAAGAGTTCTGCGACCGCATTTATCAGGTGTTCTCGCAGACCACCGGGGCTGAGGACCGCTTCTGGGTCGTTGAGGAAGACCTCGACGAGCACCTGCAGTACCAGGTGCTGGCGGTCGGTCAGGACGAGTCCCGTAAGTGGCTCGGATCATTCGCCAACGAGGCCGATGCCGACTTCACCGCCTCGATCCACGGCGCTATCGCGGACATGGTGCGTAGGTCGATGGAGGCGATCGACGACGCGGCTCGGCTGGAGCTGGAGCGCGACAACCTGATGGGCCGGGTCTTCGACCTGGAGCTTGAGATCCAAGGGCTCAAGAGCGAGCTGGACCGTTACGAGGGGGCGGAATGAGCAAGCACGAGTACTCCATACATCACCCGATCCGGATCCATTCCCAGGTCCACCTCGCGGCACGCCTCAACCTACTTCGGCGTGGGTTCAGTGAGGAGGGCCGTCACCGGCTGCCGGACGTCCGATTCAGCCAGGAGCTACCCGGCGGGACGGTCTACTGGTCGGTGAACCGGAAGAACTTCTTCCGCCGGGACGACAGCCTCCCATCGGGATGGGTGCAGCGCATCTACCCGCGTGTAGCTACCAGCTTCAGGACCGCGGAATGAGTAAGCACTCATACGGCGGTAACGGGTCCTTGAATCAGATTTTCAGGCAGGCGGCACACGCGGATGACCTCGGCCTGTTCGCCCGCAGGAATGACTACGGATACGAGGGCCGTCACCGGCGACCGGACGGGTGGAGCGACAACATCCCGTACGGGGCCGTGATCTGGTCTTGGAGTGCGGACGCCTGGATACGCCGGATCAAGCCGGAGGGGAAGTACCCGAGGAATTTCACCGTCGTCGCAACGGCTGAGGAAGCCGCTGGCTTAAGGCGGCTGAAGTGAAGCGGGTGCGTGAACTGGTGCTGATCCGGATGCTCGACCACGAGGTTCGGCTGGAGCACCTGATCCAGATCATACGGGGGTGGTTCCGGTGAGAGAGCTCTGGGGTAACGATGCCAGGAAGTGGCTGATCCGCAAGAGCCCGCACACCCAGGAGTGGATCGTGTTCCCGTCGGTCGGATCGTTCTACGGCGTTATCACGTTCCACCCGGACTACGAGTCGGCACGGACCGACTTCATCAGGCAAACGAGGAGACCATAGTGGTAAAAGCAGAAAAGGAAAGCGACGGAGCTGGGCGCGTTCAGGCCGTTGTTGAGCGCGCCAAGTCCGCACTGGAAGGGGTCACAGAAGGGCCGTGGATAGCCGAGTACAGCAGTGAGCAGGGTAATTGCATCATCCCGCATGATGCCGAGTCGACTCGTGAGGCCGTCGCCACGACGCACCTGTACCACCAGCGCGCCGATGCCGAGTTCATCGCCCAGGCGCGCACTCTCGTTCCTGAGTTGGTCGCTGAGATTGAAGAGTTGCGTTTGATGGCGGCAGCTGACGACAGCCCGGACCAGACAGCGTCTGATACCGAAGGATGTCCGGGGGTCTCCCGCTCCACCGGAGGATTACTGTGAGCAAGAAGAAGAAGAAATACATCACCGTCAAAGTAATCCCTATGATCCTCACCCCCGAGGAGGTGCGGCAAAAGATCGTCGACGTCATCTCCGACTGGGCCCCGGTCTACTCCGATGACGCCGAGCAGGTGGCTGCCGAGATCCTATCCGGCGTCACGCTCGTCCAGGTGCGGGACGTCGAGGAGAAGGCCCAGGCCCGGGTGTGGGACAGCATCCATGCTGTCCCGCTGGGCGTGAAGGTTCGCGACCGGGAGGGCGACGTCTTCTGGTGGGACGAGAACTACGCGCTCTGGTGGACTTCGCATTGGTGGTCGGATTTGTACCACGGGAAGATCGGCGCAGATTTCAATTCCACGTTCGGCCCGTTCACCGAGGTGATCGAATGAGCAAGAAGAAGAAAGACATCACCGTCGAGCAGCTGGCCGTGATCGCCGACCGCCTTACCGAGGCGGTGGATCTGCTGAAGATCATCTCGACGCAGACCCGTCAGTCAGAGGTGATTACGGTGCGTCAACATGACGATCCGGAACTGCAGCGTCGTAAGGTGAGCGCGGCTCAGGAGATCGAGGCCATCCGCGCCGAGGAGGCGGAGCGCTACCACGCCTACCGTGACAAGCCTCTGCAGCCGTACGTACGGGTCCACGAGGCCCCGTAAACCCCTCTAGCGTCCACGCTGACGGACGCAACCACACAACTGAATAGAGACTACCAGAGAGCCCTCTGCGTGCCCTTACACGGCGCGTAGGGGGCTTTTCTGCGTTCTCGGGTAGCCGCTCTACGACATCCCGGTGTGTAGCCGTTCGACCACGCTGCCGAGCCTGAGATGCTGCTCGTACTCCTGCAGATCCCCGAAGTCGATCGTGCGAGTCAGCCCGCCGCGGACGTCGAACGTCAGCCGGACGTTCATCGACCGGAGCCAGGTGTTCTTTGCCGCGGTGTCCTGCTCCCGCCACCAGTCCCCGAACCTCTGCCCGGTCTCTCGCCACTCCCAGCCCGACGGGCGAGCCTCCAGCCCTTCCAACTCCTCTTGCCGCGCGGCCAGAGCCGCAATACGAGCATCCAGCGCCTCGCGCTGCGGAGACCCGACCCGGTAGGCCGGAGAGCCGATCAGCGACGTCAGGTCCACCAGCTCCGCGTTCACCTCCGCGAGTTCGACCGCCGAGTCCGAGCCGGCTATCCAGACTTTCTCCAGACGCTCCGAGTCCCCGAGCAGATCCAGCACCTGCTCCTCACAGAACGCGTCCCACTCGGCGATCGGCACCGTACCGTTCCCGCAGCGGGCCGCGAACCCGAACGACCGGCAGCGGTAGCGGGGGATCTTCCGGCCGGCGTCGAACTTGTAGGCAGGCTCCCCGCACACCGCGCAGAACAGCACCCGCAGCAGCAGCGACGGAGTAGCCACCGCGGGCTTGGTCCGGTCGGTCTTCACGAGCTCGGCGCGCAGCGCCCCTAGCTGCTCTCGCGTCAGTATCGGCTCGGCCCGCACCAGCGGGGCTCCGTCGTCGTCTCGGACGGTCTTGCCGTTCAGGGTCGCGTACCCGAGCATCGCCTCGGAGATCAGCGAGCGCTTCAGCGCGGTAGCCGACCACTCCCGGCCCTGCGGCTCGCGGCCTTGCAGCTTCGCGAAGTAGTCCTTCGGCGACAGGACGCCGCGCCGGTTCAGGTCGTGGGCCACCAGGTGCAGCGGCTCGTGGTTGTCGACGACGCGGTGATACACCTCGAGGATGCGCTCTCGCTGCACCGGGTCCGGCACCAGCCGCCACTCCCCGTCCACGCGCGTAGGCAGGTATCCCCACGGCGGCAGGGAGCCGCGGTATTTCCCGGCGCGGATATTGAAATGCGCAGCCGAACGGTTCCGCTCTTTGATCGCTTCTAATTCCATCTGCGCCACCGTTCCCATAAGCGCGATGACGACCGCCGCGAACGGCGTCGTCGTATCGAAGTGCGCTTCGGTCGCGGAGACGACCAGCTTCTTGTGGTCCTCGGCCCAGTGGACCAGCTGCTGCAGATGCCGGATGGATCGGGTCAGTCGGTCTACCCGGTAGGCCACGATCACGTCGAACGGTTGCTCCTCGAACGCTAGCCACCGGGCCAGGTTCGGGCGGCGCTTCCGGTCGAACGGATCGACCGCTCCGGAGACGTCCAGATCCTCCGCTACCCCGACGACGTCCCAGCCGCGCTGGGCGCAGAGCCGCTGGCAAGACTCCAGCTGACGCTCGGGTGAGGTCGTAGCATCGGTGACGCGGGACAAGCGGATCACTACCAAGGCTCTCATGGGTTTGTACCGTACACCACTGAGACCGCGGTGGTTGACCAGACAAACCACGAAGACACAGGTCATCACGGCCATACCCACTGAAACACAAAAAGCCCCCTACCCGGCCCGCGAAGGCTAGGTAGGGGGTTTCTTGGTATGCGAGGTCAGTAGGTTTCGGTGACCTCTTTGTGGGCGCGGCCTCCGCCGCAGCGGGCCTCGCAGCCGTACACGGTCTTCAGCTTGCCGTTCTTGAGGACCTTCTTGATAGAGCCGTCCGGGTTCTTCACCGGGACCCACTTCGCACCCTGCCCGCCTGATCCGGTAGCACAGGCGTGCTTGTAGATCTGACCGTGACCGAAGCCGTGGTTCGAGCAGTGAGCCGGAGCAGCCTGGGCGATCGGTGCGATACCGAGCCCGAGACCAGCCGCGAGGATGCCCGCGGCAGCGATAGTGCGTAACATAACAGTGCCTTCCTGATGGTGGGTGTGCGACCGACGGGGTTGGTTTCTCAGGCCTTAGCCCCGCCGGTCGTTCTCTTGCAGACGACTTTACTCGTAACCGGGTTACGTGTCAAGCGCGAGTCATTCCCACTCGATTTTGTTGTAGCCGTCTCCGCCGCTGCCTGCGTTTGATCCGCCCGTGTTTACGGCTCCGTCAGTCCCCCTGCCGCCGTTCCCCGCGGGGCCGGAGCTGGTTCCGTTGCTGCCGCCGCTGAAGCTGTTGTCATTGGAACGCACGCCGCCCCCGCCGCCGCCGCCAGCGCCTGAACCGTTCGTCCGGCTTTGCCCGCTAGAGGGGCTGGAGCCGCCGTTGCCACCTTTGCCGCCTGTATAGCCTGTTGCGGATACGCCGGAGATGCTGGTTGTACCGCCGGCCCCGCCGCTTCCGCTGGCCGACGAGTTAGTACCCCTCACACCCGCTGCCCCTCCGCCAGCCATCAGGTGAACGCTACCGGACGAGAACACAGTCGAGCCGCCGTCGGCGCCGTTTTTGCCATCGGACGATCCCGCCGCCCGCGCCCCACCGGCGCCACCGAGGCCCCGGGTGAGGGTAAACGTCGAGCCGAGCAACGCACGTGGAATCCAGACGCGGCCGATGTAGCCACCGCCACCACCGCCCCCGCCGCCGTAGCGGTAGCCGGAGTTGGACCGGCGTCCGGAGCCACCGCCACCACCGGCGCCGCCGAGGGTGACCCAGCAGCCGGACGCCCCGTCCGGGACAGGCTCGTCGATCAGGTTGGCGTTCTCGATGGTGTAGCCCGAGAACGGAGGGGTCGGCGGCCAGATGCGGGTGCTGCCGCGGTAGATGGCGGCGGGGATGTCGCCCACGTAGACGCCTATGATCTCGGTGCCGCCTACGTACACACCCATCAGGGGATGACCACGTAGACGGTGTTGGTGTCCTTCGAGGACAGAGCGTCGAACGCGGTCTGCGTCAGCACGCGCAGCGACTTACCGCCCAGCGCCGTCTGCAGGGCGTTGAACTCCTCGCCCAGCTGGTTGAGAAACGCCGCGTTGACCTTCTGCCCGGACAGGTCCACCCAGTTTTCAGGTAGTGCCATGCGAGCTCCTAGAATTGGATGATGCCGTCGGCGTGCCAGAGCACGTACACGTCGGCGCCGTTGGGGATGATCTGCTGGTATTCCTCGGAGTCGAGGTAGGCGACTAGTGTCGACGTCGCCGGGTCGCCGGTGTCCTTGAACAGGACCACCGCCTCGCCGATGTTGCCTTCGGGCTCGACGAACACGGTCGTGCCGGCCTTCATCCAGCCGGACGCCGAGACCGACTTGGTGTCGAGGCTCTCCGAGATGGCGATGACCGCCGCGGTCGGGATGTCCTCCAACACCTGGTCGGTGGCGTAGTTGACGGTGTATTCGTCGGCGTCGATGAACGCTAGCTTGAAGTCGTCCGTCAGCCAGTTGAACTGGGCCTTAGCCGCCTCAACGCGGGCGGCGCTGTACAGGTCAGACAAGCTGTCTCCTAGATCTCAAATGGGACGGACGCAGGCACAACGTTCTCGTCGGGCTCACCGCCACCGCCGTCGGGTTGGACCAGCGACGGGGCGCGGACCGAGCCGGAGAACACGCGGTCCGGCCGGAAGTGCCAGGGCACGTGCTCGGTGGACTCGAGGTCCAGCAGGTAGGCGATCTGGTAGAACAGGTCCACCGCGTCGACGTGCGCCGCGAAGTTGTTCAGCATCACGCCGATGACCGAGCCGTCGGTCTCCTTGTAGAACAGGACCGCGATGTAGCCGCCGAGGTTACCGACCCAGCCGCGCCACGAGCCCCAGCGGAGGGCGTTCAGACCGAAGCCCATCCAGCCCGGGCCCTGGTGAGGGCCGTCCGGCTCATAGAACACGTACGTCGAGAAGATCTCCTGCTGCAGCTGCCGCATCTCCTCGGACAGAAACACGCCCTCATAGAGCGCCTTGCCGAGCTTGAGGAAGTCGGCCATGGTGCCGGCCAGGGAGCCGGCGGCGCCGGACCAGGTCGTCGATACCGCGGTGAACTCCAGGTCCTGGGACGTCGGGTAGCCGAGGAACGCCGCGAGGAACGCGAACGGCCCGAGGATCGCCTGGATCTGCGGGAGCGCCAGGTTCGGGGTCCAGCCCCGGACATACGGCGGGTTCATGTAGTTCGTCGTCGGCCAGTGCAGCGACGGCACGTCGACCGCGTCCTGCCACTCTTGCACGACGATCTGATCGACCGTCCGGCCGTCGTTGTAGACGGACTCCAGGACCTTGCCCAGCAGCCACGAGGCTGCGTTCGAGTACGACGAGCCCTGACCCGGCGCGAAGTTCACCACCGAGTTACGGATGTAGTTCAGCGGGTCGAACGAGTTGGTCGGGCTGAGGAAGTACGTCTGCTGGACCGCGGGGTCTGTCATCCAGTCTTTGAGCCCGTCCTGGAACAGCAGCAGCTGCCGGATCGTGATCTGGTCCCCGTTCGGGACGCCGGTGACGAACTCGCTGATCGTATCGTCCCAGTCCAGCAGCTCGTCATCGATCGCTTTGAGGATCAGGGTGTGAGTGAACATCTTCGAGCACGAGCCGTACCTGAAGTTCTTCTCCAGCGTCAGCGGAGTGTTCGAGGTGCGGTCCCCGCCGTACGCTTTGTAGTACGACCCGGTCGGGGTCTCGACCCCGATGATCGCCCCGTCGGCTACCTTGCCCGACGTCGGCTTGATCTTCGCCGCTACCAGCGCATCGATCTGCGCCCGGACCGCCGGGTCCAACGGGTCAGCCGGAGACAAAGCGTCGGTGACAGCTTCCGCCTCCAGCTCAGCCAGCGTCTTGGGCAGCGACTCGTTACCGGCCATGTCGATAGCGGTGATCGTGATCTGCTCGGAGTAGTCGGTATCCGGAGTCAGGCCGGTGATAGTCACCGACCCGAGCTCCGTAACCGGGGAGGTGTTCTGGCGTACGCCGTTGCGGTACACGTTGTAACCGCGAAGTCCGCTAGGCATCGTCGACAGCTCCCGAGGGTGTGATAGTGATCGAGGTGGACGTCGCAGACACGTCGGCGTGCAGCGCAGAGACGTTCGGAGGCGTCACGTCGCCTTCGCCGTCGCCCACGACCTCACCGGGCAGAGCGCCCTTGCGGAACTGGACAGCCGCGCACGCGGGTCCACCGGGGCCACCTTGGGTGTAGATACCGAGCCAGTGACCGCCGTTGCCGCCGCCGCCAGGCTTGGTACCAGCGCCGCCGTACGCGTGCTGATCGCCGCCAGCGGCCAGCTTCAGGCCGTTGTATTCGACTTCCTCGATGCCCTTACCGACCGGCTTGCCGAGCGCCACAGGACGCTGACCGGAGCCGTTAGAGCCGTTGGCAGCGGACACCTCGAACCCGGGGATCGACAGCTCAGCGCCGTCCCACTCCAAGATCGTGGTGGTACCGGAGAAGTGCTCACCACGGGTCCAGGTCACGGTGTTGACGCCGCCAGGCTGACCGGGGTTGCCGTAGAACCCGAGGAACCCGTCGGCACCCTCGCCGCCCTTACCGGTGACGATCGCGTCGATGCGGTCGCACCACGCCGGGACCGGGATAGCCACAGGCTTCTCGAAGAACTCGACCTGCGGGTCGTGGTGATCCGAACCGGTGCCGGTGTCCACCGCGATACCGACGCGGGGGACGTTGTCGGTCCAGGTGACGTCGGCTTTGTCCAGGGTGGCCGGGGGAAGAGAAGGCGTCGACAGCGAGCGGGTAGCCCCGACGTTGCCGATCGGAGCGCCGTCGTTGTCCGGGAGGTCGAAGTCCCGGCCGCGCATCGTGTGCGTGCCGCCGACGGCGATGAACTCGTACGCCAGCAGGTGGCCAGCTACAGCCTCGATCGGGGTAGTGAGTTCGTACGCCATGTTCGCGCCGGGGGACGCGGAGCCCGCCAGCAGGCCCGCGATGTTCTCGGACTGGTGGATCAGCTCGCCTAGCTCCGGGTCGGAGCGGTCGTCGACGCAGCGGTAGACGTTGATGTAGAACTCGGTGATGCCCGAGGTGCCCCAGCCGATCCAGGTGATCAGGCCGATAGCCATCGACTGCTCGATGACATCGAACGCGATGATCGAAGTGCCAGGGGCGACCGAGACCGTGGAGTTCAGGGTGTCCAGGTCGAAGTTGCCGCGCTCGGACTTGTACAGCCCGGACTTCGGCTTCTTGTTGTTCTGGATACCGAGGATGTCCCAGGCGAACCCGCCGCGGGCAGCCGCCGAGGAGATCTTCTCTAGCAGCGACTGGAGATCCGAGATCTCCGCACCGATGCCGGTGTCCCCGACGATGCCCGAGACGATCGCATCGACGATGCGCTTGATGGTCTCTTCGATCGACCCGCCACCGAGCACACCTCCGACCGCACCGGGGCGGATGTTGGTCAGCGAGAAGATCAGGTCTTCGATCGTGTGGCCGATGTTCAAAGTGCCGGTGAGCGCCTGGACGATAGCGTCGATCACCGCGCCGATACGGGCCGCGGCGTGCTCTAGTTCGTCGCGCAACTCTTGCGGCAGGTACGAGAGGATCTGCTCCAGCACCCGCGGCGTCTCGCGGATCGCGCCCATGATGGCGTCGACCGCGCCGGCTACGGTGTTGAACGCGCCTTCCAGCACGTTCGGGATGAAGTCTTTGAACTTCTGCAGCGCTTCCAGCGGCAGGCGCAGCAGCAGCTGCGGCAGCACCAGCAGAGCGTTGGCCGGGTTGAAGTCCGGGACCTGGAACAGCGACCGGGCGATGTCCTCGGTCATGTCCTGGCCGTAGCGGTAGTCGCCGCCGCCGATGACGAACGCACCGTCTGGAACGTCAGGTACCCACTGGTCGTCAGCCACTAAGACCTCCGTTACATATCAAGTTCAGAGCAGCAGTTCGGCCGGGGGAGCCGGAGGCTTCCGTCCCGGGATGTGCTTGCTGATCCACGTCTGCAGGACGCGGATGTAATCGATCGACAGCTGCAGCCGGGTCTTGGTCGTGTAGTTCTCTTCTTCGAGTTGGTTGACGCGCACGGTCAGGTCCGCGATCTCCGCTTTGAGCGGGGCGATCAGAGTCACCGCGGTCTCGACGAAGATCTGCGAGGCCTCCGCCTCGGTCTTCTCGATCTCGGCGGGCTCCCGTCGCCGGGAGCGCCACTTCTCGCCGTAGATACCGATCGCGATGCCCGCAGGACCGCTAGCCACCGCCAACCAATCCAGGACCTCGGTCACCGTTTCGTAGGGGTGACGTGGCGGCGGATCACGAATCCGAGGACGAACGGTGCAGCCACCGCGTAGATAGCGACCGCCTGATCGATCCACGAGACGTCGAACGTCTTACCGAGGACGAACCCGGCGAAGCCCAGGCCCGCGGCCACAGCGCCGCGCAGCACCGCAGGCTCGGGGACGTACTCCTCGATACCTTCGATGTCACCGTCTTTGTCCAGGTCCCAGCCCAGGTGCGGGATCTCGAAGCCGCCTGTGTCCAGCTCGGCGAGGTCCATCTCTTCGGTAGGCAGGTCAGACACGTGCAAAGGCTGGGTGTCTTCCAGGTCTGGCATAAGCGGGCCTCTCATTCGACCGCAGCCTGATGCTGCGGCAGGGGTGCGGTAGGAATCAGGCCCATTTGCTTGTAGATGTCGAGCTGGGCTTGCTGCTCTTGCTGGGTGAGCGTCCGAGGATCTTGGACACGGAACTTCGGAGGCTCCGGGGTATCCGAGGGAACCCACTGCGCAGCGGGGTTGTAGTGGCTCCGCGGCCCGCGGGCGGGAGCCTGGAACTTCTTGGTCTGCTGAGGCAGCTTGCTGACGTGGATGTTGCCGTTCTCGTCAGCGAGCCGGCGCAGAGAGTCCACATGCACAATCCCGAGCTCCGTGAAGTGCTTCGACCAGTACTTGGCCATCACCGGGTTAGACAGCGAGTGGCCCCCGGACGGGTGAGGGAGTCCCCAGAAAGCCCAGGCGAGGGCTTCCTCCGGCTTGTCCGGGTCGGCGTGCTCTTGGGTCAAGGGTTTGTGCATGTGGCGGGCTCTCTTCGTTACGTATCAAGCTCGGCTGCTACAGAATGCCGAGCTGTCCGAGGTTGGAGTTGATGTACTGGATCAGTTCAAACGCCTTGAGGATCGGGTCCTCCGGCTCTTTGTAACCGATCGTGATGGTCCAGCCCTTCGGGCCGTCGGTACCCCACTCGTAGGTGAGCTTGGTGACCCGCTCCACGAAGATCGTGTACGGATCGGGGTAGCCGAGGACCGTGGTGCCGACCCGGTCACCGAGCCAGAAATGCCCGTGACCCCGCTCACCGATGATGTACGGGGCGGCGTCGGACACCTGGATCTCGTGCGAGTGCTTCGCCCGGGTAGCCCACTGCTTAGCGCGGGCCGCCATGATCGCGGAGATCGTGAACGCTTTGTCAGCGCCGTCGACCCAGCCCTCGTTGTAGTGGAAATCCCCGAGGCCGGTGACGATGTCCTCTAGCCCCGCGATAGGCAGGCTCAGGCCTGCTGCGCGGAGCGTGGGAATCTCCATGAACGCGAGGACCACGTTCTCGTACAGCGGGCGAGCGACCGCGTCCATGATGCCGCCGAGCGGCGGGAGGTCGATCGCGCCACCGAACGCGCCGAGCGTGGCTAGCTGGGAGTTGATCAGCGACGTCAGGAAGTCGCCGCCCATGTTGATGCCGGCCGAGATGATCTCGTTCACCCCGGGCATCGACTGCCCGCCGAGCACGAACGACGTGTCCGTGGCCTCGGTGTACGTGAACTTCGACGACTCGATGCCGGTGTACGGGGACTCCATGAACACCACGTGCGGAGCCTTCGGGTACGTCCCGAGGAACCCGGGGGTGTAGTACTCGCCCGGGTAGGTCGGTAGCCCGGTGTAGATGTCGATGCCCTCGGTCATGCCGTCCGACGCGATGTTCATCACCGCACGGACCAGACCGGTCAGCAGCGACCCGCCGAACGCTGTCTCCGAACCCCAACCGGAGTTGTCGACGATGTCCCAGACCAGGCAGCCGTGGCGCAGCGGGATCAGCGAGGCGATGCCCTCGATCAGCGGCAGGCCCAGCTCGCCGGACAGCTCCGCGAACGGGTGCGGGTCCTCGCCGTGGAAGTACCGGCGGCACACGATGGTGAGCTGCGAGTCAGCCAGGACGTTCTTCGCGGTGTCGTGGAACGACTTGAACCGGGAGAACACGATCGTCAGCGGAGAGTTGTCCGCGAGGAACGGGAACGGCTTGACGATGTTGCGCCAGTTACCGGGGTTCAGCGAGAACGGGAACCACTCGGAGATGTCCAGAGGGTTGTCCGGCAGCGTCCACAGCGAGGTCTCCAGGCGGAGGATGTTGACGAACAGCGTCAGCAGCAGCGCCCACTTCGCGGGGCCGAACATCACCCACAGCTTCGGGAACTGGAACTCGGGCCGCAGGAACGGGTTCGCCCACACGTAGATGTGCTTGAGCTCTTCGTAGTCGTGCTTGAACACGACCTCCATGTAGACGTCGCCCTCTTTGGTCCGGACGATGTCGTAGTGGTCCATGCGGCCCGTCCACCGGGCACCCTGCTTGTCGAACGAGACGTGGACGTTGCGGCGGGCGCGGCCTTTGTGGGACGCGATCCACTTAGCGAGGTAGTGGTCCAGCGAGATCGTGATCGACGCGGTGCCGGTCTCGTTCTCGATGAACTCGAACTTGTGGCTGCGCTCCCCGACGAGCTGGCCGCGGAGCTTGTAGTCGCCGTCCCAGAGGCGGATCAACGGCGGCGCGATCCGCTCGTCTTCCCGCTTCTGGCGGCGCTTCATGACGGTGTCCCAGAGCTGCTGGTGACCCGCCAGGGTTGTCATGTCTGCGGCGGGAGCTGGCATCAGCTCACCCCGAAGCCGAACCCGCTACGGTCTTCCTCGTAGTACTCTTCGTCGTACTCGGGCTCCTCGGGAGCTAGCTCGAACGAGCCGCCCGTGAGGTTGATGTAGCCTTCCTCGGCCCCGGTGCCCGCGGACTCGAAGCTCAGGACCGGAATCCCGAAAACGCGCAGCGTGTATTTCATTCCAGCCCCCAGGGTCGAGACCAGGCGCGCGGAAGGCGCAGCGTGGCAATCTGCCCGGGGACAGCCCCGGACACGGACAACTTGAACGTGACCTCGCCGGTGTACGGCGGGATGTAGTGCAGGAACCGGACAGAGTTCATCCGCTCCCAGATCGGGGAACCAGACTCCGAAGACACCTGCTCCTCGCGAGGGTCGGAGTCGACGACGACGTTCTCAGCCGGGTACGTGTAGCCCTCGCGGAGGACCACCACGCGGCTGCCGACCTCGTACCCGCCGGTGAGCTCGTCCGTATCGACCGTCATGGTCGGGACGTCAACGCCTTGCAGGTCGTCGGTGAACCGGACGACGTACGGGCGACCGCCGTCGACGTTGGTAGCGGTCTCGATCGAGAGGTCATCGCCCTCCAGACCGGAGGCGTCACCCACCAGCTGCGGCAGGTTCAACCCGCCAGCAGCGCGCTGGAACGACATGACGTACAGCCGGTCGCCGTCCTGCTCGGTGGTCACCTGGACATCGAGCCCAGCACCTCCCGAGAGCGTGCCGACATCCCCGGTCATCTCGTCGATGTCGATACCGCCGACGCCTTTGCCCGAGGCGTTACCGCCGAACAAGCCGCCGATGAAATCGATGATCCCCGAGATGATGTCGGTGATGATGCCCTGACTCTGGGCTTCGCCGAACGTGATGCGGTACGGCGAGTAGAACCACTCGTTCAGACCCTCGACCTTGACGTAGTTACCGTCGATGTTCGGCAGGTCCGCGATCCGGGCCGCCACCGTAGCCGGCGTCGCGTTGTACGCGATCGGAGCCGTGGTCTGCCCGTCGAGCGTCAGCGTGAACGAGCCCGAGGTCGGTTCCCCGACCAACTCGACCACCTGGACCTCGTTGATCTTCGTCGACTTCACCTTGACGTCGGCGGAGCCGATCGAATCCAGCCCCACCAACGCGCCTTGAAGGTCGGCGTCGGAGGCGTTGAACGGGATACCGACGGTGGTCTCCGAGCCCAGCGACAGCGTGAACGTGCCGCCCAGAGCACCGCCTTTGAGGCGAACCGTCTGGACCTCGTTCGTCGCCCCGCCGAGAGACACCTCGACGTCGTTGGCGGAGATACCCGCCAGCGCGATCAGCGCAGCGCGGACCTCGTTCGGCGTCGCGTTGTACGCGATCGGCTCGGTCCACTCATCGCCGTACCCGATCTTGAACGTGCCGCCGGTCGGGCGTCCGTCGATGTAGATCTGCTGGACTTCCTCGACGCGTAGACCACCGATCTGCCCGGGCATCCGGATACGCCGGGTGCCGAGCGACGGGTCTTCGTCCTCGTCGAGATCGAGCTTGTAATCCGGGACCGTCCACAGCGTGGCCGGGGACTTCGGAGCACCGAGCCACGGCAGCCCCGGGATGTACGGTTCGGCAGGCTTCTCCGACGACCCGGGCAGCGTCCACTTCGGCCAGATGATGTTGTCCGTCGGGTTCGCGTTCGGGACCGTGATCTCGATGTCCTCGACCGGAAGCTCCGGCTGCGGCCACGGCCACGGCAACGGGTTCGGGTCGAACGTCGTGTCCTCTTGGACCTCGATCGGGTAGACGACGTCGTCCTCGTACCAGAACGGGTCGCCCGCGACGACGACCATCTTCGTGATGTTGACCTCCCGACCGCGCGGGTCGGTGACCATGTCAGTCGTCGGGGACTCGAACAGCCGCGCCTTCAGGTAGCGGTGCCCGGACTCTCCGGTGGTGATGTGGAGCTTCGCGTCGCGCTTGAACGACCACGCTTTGCGCCACGCCGAATCCCGGCGCAGCCAGGTCTCGTCGTTCTCGTCGTTGAGGATCTCGACGCCGAACACGAGGTCGCGTCGCAGGACGCGGTGGTTCAGGTACCGAGCGCCGGGGAAGTTCCCCGGCTCCTCGTACGTCGCCTTCACCGGCGGGTCGAGCAGACCCGTCACCTCGGTAGCGAGGTAGATCCCCTCGGTGCCGTTGGTGAGGTCGAACCACTCACCGTTGACACCTTCGAGTTCGACGAGGGTATCGGGGTCCAGCAGTCTGGAAGCCATGTAACTCCTCGTTACGTTTCAAGTTAGCGGCGTGTGTAAGTGAGCGCTTGCTTATTCACTTCGTTGTTCTTCACCGCGATAGCGTCGTCAACCGAGTTGACCTGGATGTTCATGACGTTTCCGAGCGCCTGGGTGCCCCAGTCGAGCGCAGCGTTCAGGCCGTTGGTGAGCGCGCCCCCGCCGATGCCGAGGTCGCTCATCGCCTGATCGAGGTTGGACCGGGCGAACCCAGCGACAGCGCCGGTACCCTGCTCCCAGGTCGAAGCGATCTGCTCACCGAGGAACTGGGCCAGCGTCTTCTGCTCCCCTAGCTCGCCGGTCTGCTTCTGCTGGATCTTGAGCTGGTCCTTCTGGTAGGCCAGCTTGTCCTTCTCGGCCTGCAGCGCGTTGATCTGCTCCTGGATCGCGGCCTTGTCCTCTTTAGACCCGGCCTCGTTCTTCTGGACCTTGAGCTGCTTCCTCTGCAGTTCGAGCAGGTCCATCTGATCCTGGACGTCTTTGATCTGCTGCTTCATGTCGTCGCTGAGCAGCGAGGAGCCGTCCGCGGCTCCCGCGATCGGTTCGGCGAACGACTTGTTCAGCTCCTGCGACGTATCGAGCGTCGACTGCAGCGAGGTCTGGACATCACCGAGGCTGGACTGCAGAGCGGCTGTACCGCCCCCGAGGTTGAAGGCGACGGCTCCGGGAGCGGTGCCGAACGTCTCCTTGAACGCCTCGAAGATCTGCTTGGCCATCTGCTTGGCCCGGTCGAGGACCGGGTCCAGCCCGTTCTCCAGGCCGGTGCCGAGGCCTTCCATCAGCGCTTCGCCGGCGGGGATCAGCTCTTTGCGGTCCTTGGGCAGAGGCCCCTTGACCGCAGCGATCTTGGCGGCGATGCCGGATGCGAACGAAAGCACCGACTCCAGGCCTGCCTTGATACCGGACAACAGTCCGTCCATCAGGGCTTTACCCGCGGCCACCAGGGCCGAGCCGAAGTTACCGGCGGCGGCAGCGATCTTCCCGGGCAGGGCCTGGATCTCGGCCAGGACTCGGGAAGCCCCCTCGACAGCCGCGGAGACCATCTGGTTGAACGCGTCACGGACAGCGTTGACAGCGACAGAGAACGCGTTGGAGATGACCGAGCCGACAGAGCTGAACGCGTTGCCGACAGCGGAGAGAACCTGCCGTGCCCCGGCGGAAACTCCTGCGACGATCTGGCTCCAGACCGCCGAGACGCTCGTGGTGATCGAGTTCCAGACGTTCGACAGCGTCGACGGGAGTGTGGCGATCGTAGCGGCTACCGACGACATAGCGGTAGCGGCGGAAGTCTGCACCGAGGACCAGACCTCGGATGCCTTCATCTTGACGCCTTCCCAGCCGATCTGGAGCTTGGCGAACATGTCTCGCCAGCCCGCGTCCTCGGAGGTGAACGGGGCGAACAGGTCGTCGGTCAGAGCGGACCCGTCGAAGTTCGGTAGCAGACCCTTGAACAGGTCGCCCATCCCGTTGAGGGTGTTAGACAGGTTGACGATCGACTGGAGGGAGTCCCCGATCGACTTCAGCCCCTCGTTGAAGTCCTCGATGTTCTTCGGGTCTTTGAAGAAGTCCAGGCCGCTTTCGAGAATCCCCCCGACGCCTTCGAGCAGCGTCTTGAGGGAGGCCCCGAGGCCGTCGAACGCTTTGTCGAGCGTCCCGTCCTCGTTGAGTTTGTTGATCCAGTTCCGGAACGACTCGCCCGTCTGGTTGAACCAGTCAGCGACGTTCGGCAGCTTCGAGGTGAACTTCTCAGCCAGAGTGAGCAGTCCGTCGGTGAACGATCCGATGCCAGGAGCGGCACGTGAGATAGCCGCGCCGATGTTCGAGATAATCCCCTCGATCTTGGCCATCCCGGCCTCAGAGGTGATGGTGTCGGTGAACGACTTGGCGAAGTCCGCCATACCCTGCGTCACCTTCGGCAGGTTCGCCGCCAGCATCGGGAACGCCTTCCCTAGCTGGTCGAAGACCGGCCCGAACTGCTGCTCGACCGCCGCAGACATAGACGCTTTGAGAGCCTCGAACGGCTCCTGCAGCCGCTCCGCGGCCTTCTTCAGGCCGTCGATGCCGAGGGCCAGTGCGCCGATCGGCACGGCTACCGCGGAAATCAATCCGGGAAGAGTCAGCAGCGCAGAGGTCAGTAGTCCGATCAGCGGGGCGGCTAGGACGGTGATACCTGCGAAGATTGCCGCGTAGCCCGCCGGGTTGATACCGGACCCGAACGACGGCCCCGGGATTTTGGAGATGCCTTCGGAGATCCTGCGGAAGAACCCCTTGTCAACATCGACGTCCGCATCGACCTTGACCTTGGCGGACATACCTTTGGTCTTGGCCGCAACCTCGGAGCGGAAGTTGCCCATGTCAGGCTCGACCGGGATGTGGACCTTCATCTTCTCGGCGGATTCGATCGCCCGCTTCAGCTCTCGGTAGAACCCGTCGAGGTCAGGGGTCACCTTGATACTTAGGCGACCGACCTCTTTCCCTGCAGCCACGAGCTACCTCACTATCTGCCCGTTGCCTGGGCCTTCCGATTGCGGGAAGCAGCCATACGCATGGCCGCGACGGCTCCGAACGAGCCGGGTTTGTACTTCTTCGCCTTGTGGGCTTTGACCTGCGGAACCGGGAACGGTTCGGGCGGGGTCAGCCTGCGGCGCTTGTCCTTCGGCGTGTTCGCCAGTAGGTACATGAACTTGAGAGCTCGGATTTCGTTGACCATCGACGCGGTCGCGTATACGTGGTCGTTCCACCCTCGGAACTGCGGCCCGCCCTGCTTCTCCGACCAGAATCTGGAGTCCCGGGGCAGCTCTTTGATCAGAGCGATAACCTCGATCGGTCCGAGAGTCGACTCAGGGTCGAACAGGGTCTTCAGACTGAGGTTGTACTCGGACCGCAGGTCCGCGAGGATCGCGTCGCCGTAGTCGTCGATCAGTCCTCCGAGCTGGAGGCTTCCCCCGCTTGCGTCTCCTCCAGCCAGCGGCTGAGGACCTCGGTGGCGATGGCCACGTCGTCGTCGATCGCGTCGAGCAGGGTCTTGGAGTCTTTACCGGCCGCCAGCCCGAGGATCTTGAACACGGCGGCCGCCATCTTGTCGTTGTCCGCCTCGGTGGCGTCCTCGTCGGACTTCGCGTTGAACAGCTTGATGACGTCGAGCTGCTTCAGGATCTCCTTACGGGCTTCCTTCTTCAGGCGCATCGCGTTGCGGAGATAGACAGTGGTGTCTTTGTCGATCTGGACCGGGACCGGGGCACCGAACTTGCGGTCGGCTTCCTCGCGGACGTTGTCCAGGCTGATGATGTTGCTCATGGTTGGCGGACCCTTCGTGTAAGTGGTGGCGGGCAGGTGAGGGGTTGGGGGAGCGGCGGCCCGCCAGAGTTACCGCTCCCCCGTCTGACACGGGTTACGTGTCAAGTTCGAATCAGACGACGTCGACGGTTACGCCGGAGCCGCCCGTGGTGCTGTCAACGCCCAGCGCAACAGCCAGCGGACCCGTGATCTCGAAGTCCGCGCCGTCGGCCGTGACCGTCCACGCAGACTCGGCAACACCGTCATCGACGGCACCTATCGCGGTCTTGATCGCGGAAGCGTTGGCGTTGTAGGCGATGTCGCCGGTGGACTTGCCGCCGACCAACAGGGTGTAGTCACCACCGGTAGCGCCGCCCAGATCGAGCAGGTACACGACCGGCGCGTCAGCAGCGTTGAACCAGTCCTCTTCGATCCACTCGTACAGGTTGTACGACTGGTAGTCGAGGAAGGTCGCGCGCACCGGCAGAGCGCCGAACTCGTCGGTCGCCAGCGAGATCGCGTCCTCGCGCTTCAGCGAAGCCTTACGGGCGTGGAAGCCGAGGCGAACGTCGTTGTCGACGATCACGATCAGCAGCGCACGCTCGTTCACGACCGAGCCGGACTTCACGCCGAAGATGCCGGGGGTAGCCGACTGGTTCGGGCCGAAGTACAGCTCCAGAGCCGACTCGTCGAACTGGGTCAGGTTGATGACCACGTAGTCCGCGATCTCTTCGGTCTCGACCTCGCGCAGCTTCTTCTTCTGCCACGAGCCGCGGACCTCGGAGTCACCGCCGTCGAAGCCGAACTCGGGCAGATCATCCTCGGACGTGTGCCCGACGAGATCCCATCCGGTGCGGTCCCACGCCTCGGGGTGCTCCAGGTCGATCAGCTTGAGCTGAGCAGGGGTAGGTGCCGCCGTGCCGACCGCAGCGGTGTACACGTACCCCCGCGCGGCAATGAGGACGGCATCATCTTTCAGTGCCATTTGGTTCCTTAGTTCTTAGGGGGCCGGATGCCGAGTCGGATCAGGCCGAAGACGCGCCAGGTGCGGTCAAACGGTGACGGGCCGTGGGACGCGCCCAAGGTCTCGGTCACCGAATGCAGATAGCCGGCTGGCGTTTTGGTTTGGAGACGTGCAGCGCGGTACAAGACCTCTAGGGCGTCCTCGTACATCTGCTCGGTAGTGGGCAGGTCAGCCGCTGAGTAAGCGGTCATCTCGACCACCGGCTGCGTGAACAGCGTCGGGTGCTCGGGGCTGCGGGTACCGCCTACGCGACGGACGGTGATCAGCGGGAACGTGCGGGAGTCGATGTCCTCGACCCACGTCCCGACATGCACACCCGTCAGAGACGGGACAGTGCTGATCGGATTGGACAGGTCCTCGTGGCCGCGGAGAATCGGGAGCACGACCTCACCGACGATCGGAAGCTTGCCAGCCATGCGCTACCCCCTCTTCCCGCGCTTAGCGCCGGTAGAGATAGCGGTCTGGCCGCCGAACCCGGCGGCACCGGTGAGGATGTACAGCCCCTGCGGAGCCTTCGTGACGCGGCCGTACTTCTCCGGGTCGAAGACACCGGATGGGTAGTGGCCGTACTCGATCGACTCGGGGCTAGGGGCCTCCATGTTGACGTAGGCATCCACCGAACCGTTGGTCCGCGTGATCTTCGTCAGATGGTCCGGGCCGTGGATCTTCTCCCACTGCGTGCTCGCACGAGCGGCAGCCAGGTTGGCCTTCGCCCGGTCAGCGACCTCGTCAGCTTCGGAGCGCATCTCGTGGACCACACCGGGCAGGTGCGACACGACTTTGTTCAGACCGGATCGCCCGTAGTACAAAGGCATCAGAACCTCCGAACCACGTATTCGAGGCGAGCGGTGCGGCGAGAGCCGTTGTAACGACGAGGGTCGCCGTACACACCCCAGCGCTCACCGCGCCACACAACCTCGGACCCGGGCTTCAACTCGGTCGTGAACGACCGGGGGAGCCGCATCGTGTAGACCTGCTCGGTCACGTCGCCTATGTCGTCCATCTCCGCCCGACGGGCAGACGTGCCCGACTGGTTCTGGATCTGGAAGCGAGCGACTGTCTCGACGCCGGTGGCAGAAGGGCCGACCAGGGTGTTGCCCAGCCGGTCCTTCCGAGTCACCTCGGGGTACACCGTTACGGGCTCGTAGTTAGCCCCGTCGTCCAGTAGCCCGCTCATCAGTAGCCCCAGTACAGCGGGGAGCTCTGCTGGAACACCTGCCACTCGACCGAGCCGAACGCGGGGTATTCACCCGAGCGCTCCAGCGGAGTCTTCGGACGGACGTTGAGCACGCCGACGTTCTTGGAGAGCCCGAGCTGAGCCCACTCTTTGTCGGTGATCTCGATCGCCCCGGTGTTCAGCCGCCAGTTGAGCTGGTACGAGTAGTTGCCGTCGGTCTCACCGATGTAGCCGTCGGGGTTGCGGATCAGGCGCGTGACCGCGGAGGCCTCGACCTTGATAACCCGCTTGAGGTAGCCCTCGTCCTCGGCTTTGTCGTCCAGGTCAGGGATACGAGAACGGATCTCGATCTCGGCGTCCTCTAGGAACGTCTCGACCTGGGTCTCTTCGTCATCGGTCAGCGGCCGCCCGAGCCGCGCGACCACGTCGCTGGGCTCGGCGTATGCCATCAGGCCATGCCCTCGACAGTGGACTCGAGATCAGCGAGGCGCTTCTCCAGCTTGGCGATAGCCTCTTGGACGGTGTCGTCAGCAGCGACAGCAGCAGGAGCAGCAGCCGGCTCGTAGTCCTCGTCCATAGCAGCCGGGGCGAACCCGGTCAGGTCGGTGAGCTTGGCCACGATCTCGGAGTCGCTGAGCGAGCCGAGCCATCCGCGGACCACCGCACCGTTGTAGGGGTGGGTCATGAAAACCTCCAGGTAGCGACACGGCGGCGGGACCCTCCGGAGAGAGCCCCGCCGTTACGTATCAAGGTCGGGACAAATGAAAAGGTCAGGGCTGTTCGTCGTCTACGAACTTGACGAACGCCTGCTTGTCACCGAGCAGCCATCCGAAGGTGACCTCGATCAGGATCGCGATCTGGTTGGTCTGCCACATCGACACCGTCGCGGAACCGTCGGTCAGGGTGGCGGTGTCCGTCATCTTGATGCGGATCTCGTCAGCGAAGCCGAACTTCAGCTGCGAGAAGTCGCCGCCCACGATGCGGGTCTTGGTGTCAGTCGCGTTGCCCAGGTCGCCACCGACAGCGCGGCCGAACTGAGCCGGGAGGCCCAGGACGTCGCCGGTCTGAGCGGCCAGGTTGATGCGGCTCGGGTCCACGTTGCCGTTGGCGTCGCGGTAAGCCTGAGCGCGGAGCAGGTGAGCGCGGAAGCGCGGGTCGACGGCCCAGCCGTTGAACTCCACGTCGGTGTTGGCCGACACGAGGTCGTAGCCATCGAGCAGGCGGTCCAGCAGCGGGTCGCCAGTTTCCTGCAGGTAGTCAACGTTGGTCGTGTTGGCGATCACGTTGTCGGTGTCGATGCCCTGAAGCGCCGAGCCGGTCAGCGGGGACTTGCCGTGGAACACAGCGAGGTCGATACCGCGTCCGATGGCGTAAGCCAGGTCGCCCTGCAGCTTGGTGTACAGGCCGGAGGGGTTCATGCGAGCGAACTCTTCCGACACGGTGACGATGGTCGCCAGCTTGATCGGCGAAACCGAGCGGGTGTCCCACGCGGTACCGGACAGCGGCTTCAGTCCGCCTTCTCGCTGCTCGTTGGAGGTACCGACGCCGACCTGACCCACCTCGGGGCGCTTCACGGTCGTGGGGATGATCGTCTCGCCGTACGAGATCGGAATCTGCTCACCCATGCGCAGGACGAGCGAGCTCTCCTGGGCCTTGTCGAAGATGGGACCGACGATCTCCTTGGGGAGCAGGTCGGAGGGGACGTGGGCCAGACGGCCCTGGTGGTTGCTGCCCGCGGTATTCGGGACAAGCTCGTTAATGGTTGCCACAGGGGCTCCTTACTTGCCTAGTTGGGTTTGCATGAGCGCGGTGAAGGCCACCGCAGGGTCGTTGCTCGGGGCTTCGGTGCCGAGGCCTTGCGAGCGGTCGACAGCGGCCACGGGGCCGTTCTTGAGGCCGAACAGGGTCTTGAGGGTCTCGGCGTGCGTCTTGAGCGCTTCCTCCGAATCGCCCTGCAGCGTGCTCGCGAACGTGAACAGCGGCGTGGGATCGGGGGTGAGAGCCTGGACCGCGGTCACCAGACGGTCGAAGTCGTGCTGGCGCTCGTGGGCTGAGGTAGCCGCCTGGGCTTTCTCTGCTTCGAGAGCTGCGAGCTTCTCCGCGTACTCCTGCAGTTGCGTCTCCGCGGTGCGGAGCTGAACTCGGTAGTTCGCGGCCTCGGTGTTCGCCTTCGAGAGCTTCTCGCGAGCCCAGTCAGGCAGGTCCTCGCTCTTGGGAGCGGGGGCCGCCGGAGCCGGGGCAGCGGGAGCTACGGGTTCGGGCGTCGAGGGGGTGTCGGTGGGTTCGGTCATCTGTGCCTCCTGGGCGTGGGGTGACTCCTGCTCCTGGCAGGTCGGTCGGGTTGGCGGGCTAAGCAGCGAGTGCTGCGTACTGCTGTGCTGATATCTCGCCGCGCTCCAGGCGACGGCGAAGGGCGTTGATAGCCAGCTCGTTACGAGTAAAGGGCTGGCCTTTGTTTTTCCCGCTCTTGTGGACAAGGCCTTCGTCCTCTAGAGCGATGGCTTCCTTGGTGGCTTCCCCCCACAGGTCGAGGGCGCGATCGGCAGCTTCTTTGCCGAACCAGTCCTCGTTCCGGAAGACGGGGATCACCTTGCAGTCACACCCGGGGTGCCACTGCTTGATCTCTCCGCTGATGTCAGCGAAGTAGGTCTCCAGGTCTTTGTTCTCGAACAGCTCCAGAGCGTGTTCCGTATCAAGGTCGAGACCAGCGGTCTCGGCCCGGACGTACGTAGGTCCGCGGCTGATCAGCATCAGGCACCAGGCGCAGGTCTCCCGGCCCGTCGCGACGCGAGCCCAGCCCCGCAAGACGCGGGGTTCCGGGTCGTTCTCGACGGCGTGGATGATCTGCTGACGGCCTGCGTTCTCCACCTCGCGCACCGCGCGGAGCGTCAGGTGCGTCAGCGCGTCCCCGCGGGTGTCCGCCTGCTGCATCCGCTCACGAGCCGGGTCCATGTTCTCGACGAACTTCTCGAACGTCGTCCCCTCCAGGGGCCGATCGTTACGAGGGAGGTCCGGGTGGTGCTGGGCCCGCTGCGAGTCGTAGAACCTGCGAGCGAGCACCGAAGCCTCGGTGCGTCGTCGCTGGATCTCGGGGAACAACAGGTCCAGCAGACGCAGCCAGTCGAACATCGTCAGCGCGGGCTGAGCGAAGAACCCGGCCACGTTCCTGACGTGCCGGACTACTGCGGCGGAGATGAGGAGCTGCGCGGCGGCGTACTCCTCCGGGTTCACCGGGTCTTGGTCCGGTTAAATCCGGAAGGCGACGTCTGCGTCTCCGTCTTGGTCTCGGTGACCGTCGGCTTCGGCGTAGCGTCAGCCTGGGCTTTCGTCGTGGAGTACAAGGTGTCGATCATGTCCTCGGTCTCCTGCTTGTCCCAGTCGCGCATCTGCTCGCGCTGAGTAGCGGTGTAACCGAGGTCGATGCGAGCCTGCTCCTTCGGGATCGGCCCCTGGCCGTTGGCGTACAGCTTCGACACAGCGTCAGCTTTAGCGGCGACCGTCGGAGTCGACGGATCGCGCCAGACTGTCTCCAGCCGGGTGTACTCCTCGGTGACCTCGCGGCCCATGATCTGCATCGCGATCCGCATCGCGCGCTCCCAGGCACCGCCGAAGATCCGGCCTTTACGCTCGGCCATCTTCACGATCCGGGAGTCGGTAGCGATGATGGCCTCAGCCGAGGCGGGGTTCTCCGACGAGGACGACAGGTACTGAGGCGGCAAGCCGGTGATAGACGCGGCCTCTTTGCGGAAGACCTCCATCTCCTCGGCGAAGTTCCGCAGCTCGGCAGCCTTGAACTCGGAGATCTTGGCGGCCTCAGAAGCGAGCGTCAGGATGCGTCCGTAGTAGATGTCGAGCGTCGTGTTCTCGCCGTCGTTGGTCAACTCGTCGGTGGTGACACCGGAGATGACGCGGAGCGGGGTGCCCAGGATCTGGGACGCCGACTGCAGGTTCATCAGCGTGCGAGACGCGGCGTCGGTGACCTTGCGCAGCTCCGGAGAGATCTCCGAGCGGCCGTAGCGGTTACCGAGGCGCGGGTCGTTGGTCAGCGGTACGACCGGTACCACACCGAGCCCGTGCTTGATGACGTCCCCGTCGACGACCCACTGATCGTTAAGCCCACCGTTGCGGCGGAGCGGGACAGTCTCGTCAGGCAGGTACAGCGTGGCTCGATCCGGGACCGCGACGTCGTCGCGCGTCGTGTAGAGACGGACAGCCCGGGTGACCCGGCGGGTGTTGCGCGGGTCCAGCTCGGCGTACATATACAGCGGAGACTCGACCCGGATCAGCGGGATACCCGCGGGGTCTCCGGACTCGACGTCCGGGTGGCTGACCGTGATGTACGCGCGGCCGAACGTCAGCGAGTCGTCGTGTCCGAGGACCGACTCTTCGTCCAGGTCGTTCGCCTGCCACCAGTTCCAGAGCTCTTCGAGCCCCTCGGAATCCTCCGAGATACGGAACCCCTCGATGTCCAAGCGATCGGACAGAGTGCGGAGGTAGGTGGCGACCCAGCCTGGCTGGACGTCCAGGTAAGCCAGCTCCGGAGGAGCGCCGATCCCGATCGTCTTCAGCCGGCGCGTCCCGTTGCGGTAGGCCTCGGCTTCCAGCAGGTTCGGCAGGTCCCGTGCGAGGAGCCCTTGCAGTCGCTCGACGTGATCGTGGTAAGTCGTCATCGCAGCAGACCCGCCCCCTTTCCTGTGTTGCTCTTGCTGAGCAGGAAGTCTTGGCGCGAGCCCCAAGCGAGGACAGCCGTCACAGCGGCGTCGATCTTGCGCTTGGATTCTTTGCCAGGTTTCCTGATGCTGATTGCGTCGTATATCGTCGGGTGCTGGTGCGCGTTGGTGATGTGCGCTTTGAGCACCGGGTTGTTGTCGTGTTTGACCTCGCCCGCCAGAACAGCGTCGCGGAACCGCTCGCAGTCCAGCGCGAATCGCTTTTGCTGGCCGCGCATGTCGAAGGCGACCGGGTTACCGGGGGAGGCGTTGATCTTCAGCTTGCGCCGGAAGTCCTGACCCCAGGCGTCGACCGACTGCTCGAACTCCTTGACGTCCGCGCGCATACCGACGACGTCGTACTTCTCGAACATCGACCGGACGTACGCGTCCACGTCCTGGCGCGGAACCTTGTGCCCCTCGTACTTCTCAGGCACCCAGACCTTCACCAGGAACAGCGCCCCGTCCTCGACCCGGCACGCGGTGAGCGCGGTGTGGTCGTTGGACAGCGAACCGTCGAACCCGAGCGTGATCCGCTCGCCCTTCCTCAGCGGAGGCAGGTTGATGTCGTGGTTGCGATCCCACTCAGACGGTGCGATCCACGACTCCTCAGTCGCGTTGACCTGGTTGAGGAACTTCCGTCGGGACTCGATGACGTCGTTCTTCGCCGTCAGGACCGACATCAGAATGTCGTCGAGCGGGAGCCAGATCGAGTCGCCGCGGGCGATCTCCAGGCCCTTCATGAGCTGGGCAACCCCGGCCTCGTACCCCTCGGGGTCGTCGGACGGGAACGGGATCTCGGAGACCGGCGTGTCAGCCGGGGCTTCCAAGGCGTCGTAGAGGACGCCGGTGTCGATAGCGTCGCCCGCCAGGATGTCCAGCCAGTTCAGGTAAGACATCTCCGCGACGGTGTCGTCGCCGGGCCGGTGAGCGTTGCAGATCGACAAGGTGCGGGCACCGTCGACCTTGGTCATGTTGCCTTCGATGACCTCGGCCATCTGGTGGCCGTCGTTGACCTCGCCGCCGGGGCCCACTCCCCACCACTGCGTCTCGTTCTGGACGACGAACGTCGGGCGGTTACCCTCCATCGACGCGGGGGACGCGGTAGCGGCTTCTAGCCGGCCGCCGATCTCGGAATAGATGATGAAGCGGTTGACGGACAAGCCGTACTCGGTCTTCAGCTTTTTCGAGACCATGATCGGGAACAGCGAGAACGTGTTCTTCGTCTGGTCCTGGGAGACCGCGGCGATCGTGATCCACGCCGCGTGCCGGGTCTTGCCGACCGGGTTACCGTTGTCGTCGAAGTGCGAGAAGGCGACTGGTCCGCAGAGTTCGGCGAGCGCGAGCGCGCCGATCATCGGGTCCTTTCCCCAGCCCTTCATCCGGCGGAGCGTGCCCTCGCGGTAGGCGTACTTCCCTTGGTCGTCAACCGCGTACCACCAGGCGATGAATCGCGCCTGCTCCAGCGTCGGTACGAACGGGCCGTCGCCAGCGGGGGAGTTGACGTACTCGAACAGCCAGCTGATGATCTGCCAGCCGAGAGTCTTCTCAGGCAGGAACCATGAGCCGTCTTCGTACTGCCGCCAGGTCGGCCCCTGGATATGCGACGGGGCGGGGAGTAGCGACTCCGGGTAGTGAACCGCCACTCCACCTCCTCGTTACGTATCAAGTCACAGAGCGCAGAAAGTCCGTCGCAGGGTCGATGTTGTAGTTCGTGTGCGGAGTCGTGCCGCGGATGAAGAACAGACCAGCGTCCAGCACCGCGCGGATCAGCGCGATCAGCTCGAACGTCGGGTTAACCCCGATCTCCAGGAGCTGACGTAGGATCGAATCCGGACCAGAGAACACCCGGGACATCATCACGACCTTGTAGATCGCGGTCTTCATCTCGCCCGAGTCGCCCTCGCAGTCGGTGTACAGGTCGCCTTTGTGGGCGTAGTTCCTCCACCAGTCCGGGGTGTCGACCATCAGCTGGTCAGCGATACCGTGCGACTTCGCCGAGGGCATCTGACCGCCCGGGTCAGGCCACACCTTGCCGGTCTCGCGCATCGGGTTGCCGAACGTCACGGCTCCGCGCACGTGGTCTTTGACCCAGTGCAGCCGGCCGGTCACCGGCTTGATGTGGTACTCCCACAGCTCGGAGGTGACGATCGCACCTTGCGAGTAGCCGATCATCGACAGTCCGTAGCGCTCGATGCGCTGGCGCTCTTCCTCCAGGATGCGGGTGGCCTCGGTGACCCCGTTCGCCACGGACGGCCCCATCGGGAACGCCTGCGCGGTGTACGGCGGGCCTACCGGACGCCACAGGTACACATCCCCGAGACGTCTCGCGACGTCAGCGTCCGGGCCTACCCACCAGGGGACTCCCGTCCCGGAGACGGTGAGCAGTACCGGGCGGGTGTCCTCGGGGGCCGGAATCCCCAGCGCGCGCAGATCGTCGTCAGAGACGATCCCGTCGAGCGGCTGGAACGTCCGGGACTCGTACTCGGTCTGCCACGCCTCAGCCCGCGGGCCGAACTCGTCGGTGTCCGTGGGCAGCGGGCCGTGGATGCGGGCGTACCCGGAGAACCGGACCGCCATCACCTCGCGCCAGCGGCGCACCGTAGGGTTCCGGTCGCCTAGCTTAAGCGGCATGGAACTTCTGCTCGGCAGCCAGCCACTTCTGGATCTGGACCTGAGCAGCGGTGATGTCCTCGGGCTTGACGCGCTTCAAGATGCGCTTCGCCAGCTCGGGGTTGTTCGTCGGATCGTCGGAGTTCGACACCGCGTACAGCAGCGCGATCGAGACCGGGTCGCCGTAGATCACAGCGAGCTTCTCGACCAGCTGGATATGGACGTTGGCGTCCGTCGACCAGGACAGGCCGGCGATCGTGTCGACCTCGCCCTCGTGGGGCCAGTGCAGCGGAGAGCGGGACTTGCGCTTGTACTTGGCCTGCTGGCGAGCCAGGTCCAGCAACTCACGCTGTTCAGCGTCGGTTAGAGCAGACAAGAAGTCGTCCTCTTCGTGAAGTAGTTGCAGCAGCGCATCGCCCTGGGCGAGCGCGCGGTTGTAGCGGGCTTGTCGATCCGCGAGGCCGTTGGTGCCGCCGTTGATCCGGCGGGTGACCGTGTTCAGGTCGCGGCGATCGGACAGCTCGTTGATGTCCGGGCGGGCGACCGTCCAGTACCAGGCAGGGCCGATGCCCGCCCACTTCAGATCAGCGAGCTCGCGGTAGTTCACGACGAAGTAGTCCGGTGTCGGAACCATCCCGAACGCGTACGCCCACTGCGAGAACGACCGGTAGTTGTAGTCCCAGGTGATCTGAATCCACGTCCGGCCGATGTACGGCGCGTACCGCCCGTTCTTGTCGATCTCCTCGGTGTACTGGAACGACCCGGACTCGTGTCCGATCTGAGCCAGCCACATCGCGATGCGGTTGACGTTCGTGCACTCGGATTCCCGGAGGCCCGAGCGAACCGCGGGCAGGATCTCCGCCGCGCGAGCTTCGCTCAGGCCGGTGGCCGCCGCCAGGATGGGGGCTGCGGACGCCGGGGCGCTACCCCTCCGGAAAGTCGAGTAGCCGTCAGCGCGGATCTTGCGCGCGATGAAGTCGGCTGTCTTCGGGTTGCCGTAGGTGTTGTAGCCACATTGCGCGTGCATTGGGTCTTTTGGACTGTTCCAGTCTTGACCCCAGAACACGGTGCCCTCGTAGAACGCGAGGAGCTCTCGCATCGTGGCAATCTTGGTTTCGTCGAAGCCCGCGTAGCTGACCTTGAACGGGTGCGAGTTCCAGTTCAGATCCATCGCGGTGCCGCTCAGGTGGTTGGACGATGGGACCGAGTTGGTCGGCGTCCAGCACGCGGAGTCCGCGTCGCGCAGCGGCTCGACGTACGCGTGGAAGTCGGCGGCGAACGCGCGCAGGATCGCGAGGGGTTGGCCCTTGGCGATCTGCAGCGTGACGCTCGTGCCGGGGATCTTCGTCCACTCGCACTCATCTGCGTTGACCATCGGCCACCCGTTCTCGGAGTGGCTCAGGCCGTAGACGACCCTCGGCATCAGCGCTTGAACGGGTTGATGGCGTTGATCAGCTGCTCGGGGAGCCGAGACAAGTCGGGGAACAGCCCGATGATCTTGTCGTCCAGCCGGGACAGGTCCGGGATCTTCGCCAGGATCTTGTCGTCGAGGTCAGCGAGGTCGGGCATCTTCGCGGTAGCCCGGTCGATGACCTGGTTCAGGAACTCGGGGTGAGCCCTCAGGTAGTCGAAGACCGCCTTCACAAGAGCAGCGGCGAACATGGTGATAAGGCGGTTCATGAAGTCCTTAGTCGGTAGCGGCTTCGATCAGGTCCCACAGGTCGGAGTCCTCTTCTGGGACGTCGATCAACCAGCGGTCCTGGTGGTGCGTCACCCGGACAGGGCCGGGCGGTAAAGTCAGCGCGAGCTCTCCGTTGAACGGCTTCACGCGCACGACGCGGGGCGTGATGATCACGCCGTCCTGCTCGCGCAGGTCGCTGGAGAAAGTCCAGTGCGAGTCGTCCGGGCGACCGGTGATGTCCTTGACGGTGGCGGTGATGGTGGGCATGGGCGCGCCTCTCAGGACAGTGGTACGAAGATGCTTGCCCAGGGGTTATTCGTCGACGCCGAGAGCGTTCCGGACGCCGTAACCGTGTTGACCGCCAGCAGTGATCCGGTCGACTTCAGGTTGTAGCGGTTGGTAACCCCGGAGAACGAGGCGAACTGGGTGGTCGTGCCGCCACCGTTGCCGCCGGAGAAGAAGCTCAGGCCAAGCGGACCAGTCAGGGTGACCGCGTGGGACAGAGTCGTGCCCGATCCGGACGTGACGACCGGGGTCAGATCGTCCGCCACGTCGGTGACGGAGATAGCGGTGAAGATGGTCCACCCGTTGCCGCCGCCGGTCGCAACGGACTGCGCCGCGCCGGTACCTCCGCCGGCCAGTCGGTACACCGATAGACCGCCGCTGCCGTTGTTGTTGTTGTTGGCGCGGGAGGCGATCAGGTCCATCGCCGTTCCGCCGAGGGTGACGCTGCCTGTGTAAGGCCCAGTCCGGTCGGTGGCGACGGCTACGAACACGTCCGCGGCGGCGGCCGCGGTGAAGTTAAACGCGGACGGCGAGCCGAAGCCGGAGGATCCGGCCCCAATGGCGTCGTACTGGGGGTTGGTGGCGACCCAGATCAGGGCGGTGCCCAGGCTGATCTTCTGGATCTCGGTCGAGCCGATCGCGGCTTTCGCGAAAGCCGTCGTGGCAAGTGACATACCTGCCACGGCGACCTCCTATGCAGTCCTGAGATAGATAGTGTTCGAGTCTTTTGTGCCGATCGCGGTGTACTGCGCCTCGGTCCCGACCCAGATCGTCAGCGTCCGGGCACCGGAGTTGTCCGAGCCGGCGACGTAGCCGGTGGCCAGCTTCGACAGCGCGATACCCGCGCCGGATGCGACTTTGGCGTTGGTCACCGATCCGTCGGTCGGGGTGCGGGTGTCCGACAGCCGGGAGTCGTTGCCTTGCGCCGCGGTGCCCGCGGTGGTGCCATAGGCGACGTTCAGCGTCCGGTTGGCGGACAGGTCCCCGCCGCCGGTCAAGCCGGTACCCGCGGTGATCGTGGTGGTCTTGTCGGCTTTCGCGCCGATCTGCGAGGCGACCGTGGTAGCGAAGTTCGGGTCATCGCCCAGCGCCGCGGCCAGCTCGTTGAGCGTGTTCAGCGTCTCCGGGGCCGAGTCGACCAGCGCGGCGGTGCCGAGAGACACCCGGGCGTCCACCGCGTCCTCGTCGAGCTTCTCGTCGAGAGCGTCCTGGAGACCGGTGACGTTAGCGATCGAGTGGGTGTGCGAGCTCGGGGTGAACGTCGACGGCTTGTCGTCGATGTCGTCCCAGGACACCGAGCCTGCCTCGGGCGGGTTCGAGACCAGGTACGCGGCGATAGCCGAGTCGAGGTCGGTGACATCCGCGGCGACGTGGTCGTGCGCAGACGGCGGGAACTCCGCCGGAACGTTCGACAACGCATCCCAGTCCGCTGACGGCGGGTTCGCGTCGAGGTAGCCGTTGACAGCGTCAGCGAGCAGTTCAGCGGAGGTGTCCGGAGGGACCGCGACCGAGGTGGCGATCAGACCCCACAGACCGGCGTCGGTCTCGGGCACCTCGATGAACCAGCGGTACTCGCCGTAGACGACGATCGCGAAGCCGGGTTCCAACTCTACGCTCAGCGCGCCGTCCACAGGGTTTACCCGGACCTGCTTCTGGGTGAGGATCGAGCCGTCCTGCTGGCGGAGCACGGTCGAGAACACCCACTGCTGGTTGTCGGGCTGACCGGTGACGTCGCGGACGTCGGCGGTGATCGTGACGGTCATACCGGCCTCTCGTAGGTTACGTGTAAAGGTGAGCCCGTTTACCGGTGGAGCTCATACCGGCCAGGGGCGACCGCTCTTGGTTACTGGCTGGTCTCGCCTGCCTGGCAAGTTGAGGCCCGGAGGACGGATACGAGACCGGCAGCTCATACGTCTGTCGGGGGATCCGATCCTCCGGGCGGAAAGCGCCTACACCGGCCATGCTGGGCCGGGTCAGCACTTGGTGCAACGGTTCCTGAGCACGAAGCCCGCCGTCGTCACGGCAGACCGCCTCAGTCGGGACGTTGCGCCCGGGTCTTTAGGCGTCCGGCCCGAACGCTTGGTTCCGGGCCTTTCGCAGCACCTCGATGAAGGTATTGATCTCCCGACGGCTTAGCTGGATCTCGTGGTAGTCGGCGTCGGAGGGGTTCGTAGGACTGTCTCCGAAGAATTTCAGACTCAGGAACACATCCTTGTCCTCAGGGACGGTCAGTAGCCTCGTTCCCGAGGGGGTCGCGTTGCCCCACTTGACGGAGAGGTCCACTCCTGTAGCCCCTTCGTACTTACGGAATCCGTCGTCATCGAGTTCGTCCGAGTAGATGGTATTGGCGTATCTGATATGTTCCTTCGGCATCTCGCCGTCCTTTCGGTATCACACCGGTTACCTGACTGTTAAGCGCCGTCAGGATCGCGCTTGGAAGTGGAAGCAGCCCCAGCGGGGGAGCACCGGAAGGGGAGCGCTCAACCCCGCCGGGGACTGCGGTCGGCTCCGGCATAGCCGGGGCCTCGGGGCGCGCCAGATCTACGATCTGGACGCCGGTCTCTAGCTCGACTTCGGCTTACGGAGAGCGCGCTCGAACAGCTCGCCCATCGTCGTCACCGACGCATCCGGGCCGTCTGACTTCGTCCGCTCCACCTCGATCCGAACCCGTCGCCTGTCACCTTCTGAGACCAGAAGCGATGACAGCATCTGATTGACGGCTACTAGCATCTGCGACGAGGGCTTGGAGGATTTCAGGAGCTGGTCGGCGAAGTGGAGGGTGAACTTCGCGTAGTGCCAGTCCGACGGCTGATAAAGCGCGGCTTGCGCCGACTCGGCTAGAGAGTTGTAGAGGTCTCGGACGATCGGGTGAGGATCGGTGAGACCGAGCGGAGGGGACTTCACGGGTCCGGAGACGGGGAGAGTAGTGACCTCTCCGTACTCTTCTTTGTTACGGCGAACCCGCTCGTCTGAGCGGTTCGGGATCGGGCCTCGGGTTCCCATGCTGCCTCCTGGGCTCAGGGACGCCTGGTCCCCTCCTTAATCCATCGCGCGCCAGTGCTCCGCGCGGATACAGTTGCGTTTGTGCCGCTTCCACAGCGGCCGGACGATAAGCCGTTTCTGGAACCACAGAGGCATCCAGGGCCGGTAGACCCATTCCCAGTCATTGAACCTGCATCCGGTGGAGATCTCAGCGATCTTGACGTAAGACCTGAGCACTATCCGACTCATGCCCCTCCTCAATTAAAAGTGGGTCCTCAACGCCTGTGATGTAGCGCTGGGGGAAGAACTGGTACGGGTCGTCCTCGAACAGTTCCGGTAGGCAGACAGGGCACCGCCCCTCCACCCCGTGGGCGCAGTCGTTGCGATCTGCGTCCAGGTCCTCGTCCTCCATAACCCTCCCTTAGTTGCTTCTGCGCCCCGGGTGGCGGGGCGGTGGCCGCTTCTTCATCGCTCGCAGCTTCGCACGCTGAGCGACGCCTTCCATCGCGGACTTCCGCGCATGACACGGCTTGCACGACGCCCGGGTAGGTGACTCCTCGTCGCGGTAGCGGACGTGGTCAACCTCGGTAGCCATCCCTGTGCAGATGTCCGCGTAGCGGATCTGGCAGCGGTGACCAGCTGCCCGCAGAACCTCGCGACGGATGCGAGGCCAGTCGGCCGGCAGACGCTCACGACGGTCAGATGACTCCCAGCCCATCGCCCTCCCTAGTGACATACCTGACAAACGTAACCCGCTGCGGGCCGCCTTTCGGGCGGCCACGGGTTTAGTGGTTCTGTTGGTGAGTGATGCTTACGTAACGTACCTACCCAAAACGACCATGCTGTATCGGCCGGGGGATAAACCCCGGCCTGTACGGTCTAGGTACCTCTCTCATCGTTCGGTACCTACCTGGGCGACCGGAGGTCGCTAAAAGGGGTAGTCTCTCTCCGTTCGACTACCCCGACAAGAACCTATGTCGGGGTGCGGTCGCTCGCTGGAGCTCGCTCCCTTACCCCTCCATAGTAGAGAAACCTTCTACTTTCGTGTTCAGAAGGGATAATGTGACGCACTTCACACGAATATCTTCCTACGCGGGCGTCAGCCGGCGGCGGCTCTGCGGCCGTCTTCGCTTGTCTCCGGTGCTGTCTACCGATCCGCACCGTTCGTCCGTCTACGGGGCTCTCAGGGGGCATTACGGGGCCTTCTAGGCCCGCGCTGTTCCCTCCGTCGACTTCCAAACCCGTACACGATCTGGCAGCCGCA